AGTAAAGCCAACCAAGTTCAAAATTCGCAAATGATACAATTATGTACTGCTGTATTGACAACTATAGGACAAAACTTGGTTGTTTCACAGCCTGCCTCGACGCCCATGCCGACGCCCATGCCGACGCCGACGCCCAATTCAGGCTCTAATGTAATTACCAATCACAATAATCTTATGGTGAATGGGAATATGGTAAATAACTCCAATAATAAAACCTTCAATATCAATATGTTTTTGAATGAGCAATGTAAAGATGCGATGAACATGACCGACTTTGTAAAGACGATAGAATTAGATACTAATGATATGGAAGATGTTGGAAAACGCGGATTTGTAAAGGGGATATCCAAGATATTTATTGAGAACCTAGAGAAAACCGATGTGACCAAGCGCCCAATACATTGTAGTGACGCGCGTCGAGAGATTTTATATATCAAGGATGATAATAAGTGGGAACGTGAAGGTATCAATAGTAAGAAGCTTGTAAATGCGATACATAAAGTAGAACATAAAAATGTGGTTTTAGTGAATCAATGGGCGAAAATGAACCCACAGTGTGAAAATAGTGACACCCAAGCCAATCAAATCTACATGACGCTATCAAAACATGCGACAGACGGAGATGAAGAAAATATAATCAAGGTTGCGAAGCGAATCGCAAAAACGGTTGTCATCGATAAGGACGATGGGTTGTAATGCCGGTACGTATCGCATTATGTATAATAAAAACGTATTATTATACATATCTATATATCTAGACAGGTGATACATGAAGAAAACGGTGGTAGTTGATATGGAATATATGCGCCCGTCGGACGGAAGAAGGTCGCGCTCACGATCACGCAATATGCCGTCATCACATGTAAATGAACACACATATAACGACCACGACCGTGACGACGACGACTTGGATATTTCAGCGTTATTACATAACACGCGGAACGACGACTACGACAGCGGGAGCGCGAACGACAGTGGCAGCGGAAGCGGCAGCGGAAGTGAATCAATAGGATCCGATACAGTATCGTCATCATCTACGTCCATGACAGAACTAACCGATGATGAGCAATTGTCGGCACTGCCAATGAGACATCCAAGTATAAAAGATAGTGATTATGCGGTAAATTCAGATGATGATTTATTCCAATCGGTTCTCGATGAACCGACATTTCCACTGGATATTAACGCGATATTATCTGCGATGAATAAGAGGGAGAATAATACGATTGCGAATATGACGTTGAAAAAAATCGCGGCACGAAGACACGAAATTCTCTCGTCGTTGAATGTAACGCCCGAAAAGATGGAAGAGTTCGAACGTAAATTACACATGTATCGCGTTATTGAAGACCCGCATGATTTAAAACATAATCAACTTATTCGATGGATTCCACTTCGTTCTCTCGAGACCCGACCATATGTAACATTAGGCGGGTGTTTATTCCGCGTAAAACAAAACGAGACAGATGGAATCCACATCGTAACGATCCGAAATGTAAAACGATTTGTATTCAACATCAAATTCGAACTAAATGTTGTATTTCAGAGATTGAGTCAAGAAGAGTTGTTGATTCTACGCGCGGTAGAATTTGTAGAGTCGGACCACCACCCGTCATGATATACGCAATTTACGCACGCGTTTCGTTATATTGCCCGTCAAACGAGGCCGCAGAGCCCCGCGCGCCGTTTTACAACGAAACCCGTGTTGTCGAAGACCTTTTTTGTTGAATATAGAACGCGTACAGTAGGCAATCCGGCGTCCTTCTTCTGAACCCGCGGCGGATCCCTTAATACATCTGCACAACTTTTCAGCAAGAATACGGTGGGCGGTATCTTTCACATTCTTCAGCGACATATTGCGCAACTCCGGTTGATAATGATGAAGAATTTTGATATAATCGCCCCGTGTTAGTTTCATATCTTCATCAATATCATTATCTGTGTATCTTGGCAGATTTGGCATAGTTATTATTATTATTATATCGCGATATAATAACTACACAATGATTTCTCTCCCCAAAAAACACAAGGTTGTTGTGTTTGATGTGGATGAAACACTAGGAAATTTCGCCCAATTTTCAATATTCGGACATGTATTAGAAGATTATTTTAACGACCCGAACATTATGTATCGACATTTCAATGATTTAGTTGATTTATATCCAGAAATAATACGACCGAATATGGTGCGAATTCTAGACTATATTCGTAAAAAGAAGAATGATGGTATATGTAGTAAGGTTATGATTTATACAAATAATACTGCGCCAGATAAATGGGTTTCACATATACGCCAATACTTTGAAAATAAGTTACGACACACCGCCTCAACAACGTCAAAGGGGTCGGGGTCGGATAAAGGCCTCGCAATTATACCACCCTTATTCGACCATATTATTGGTGGGTTTAAACCATCGTCGTCGTCGTCGTCATCGTCTAGTTATCCGCATCGAACAACATCCGAAAAGACAATCGATGATCTTATTCATTGCTCGCGATTGCCGGCGAATATTGAAGTTTGTTTTCTGGATGATTTGAACCACCCTAAAATGATAGACGAGTGCGTCTATTATATCAAACTACAGCCATATTATTCATATATACCGTTTGAAACATTCGTCATCCGGTTTTTGAATAGTGCGTTATTTCGCACGGTGTTTGATAAAATCGAATTACCGTCGCGTGTGCCATCAATGAGTGCGCTCGTAAAGAAAGAAATCCTCTCGATTGAGATTCAGAATCTATTCATGAAGTATGTCCATTTGGCAAATTTCGATGCTAAATCAAATCAAAAAAAGCTGAATCCACGCGAAATCGATGAAATCATAAGTAAGTATATCTTATTTCACCTTCAACAGTTTTTCCGAGACGGTCCCCCTTCCCTTGCGCATAATACGAACTCGGTGGCGAAACACCGTGCGCGTCGGGTGGCCAAGACGATGAAAAAAAAAGGGGCATCATCAATACAACAACATCACCCCGAAAATAATGTATTTCATGTCAATAAGGCAACTGCGATAAAGAATATGCATAATAAGACAATACATAAACGATAACAAATCTCTCGTATTCAAGGAAACCAACTCATTTCGCCGTCGATGCGCACGAACATCACGCGGTTGCCTGCTGCTTCAGCCGCATGAATCGCTTCTTCTGTTGCGATGCGTGTTTCAGGGGTCGAGTGTAATTCATTGATATAGACAATGCCTGGTTCGCGGCGCGCAATCACATTCTCTCGTGCCTTTGTCAAACGAAGCGCCGATTTTCGTTCGCGTTCAAGAATCTCCCAACGCTGATGGCGCATATTTGTGACATGACGATCCCAGTTGGCTTGTACTCCACGCCACCCGCACTGGCAGCTTACCGGTCGAACGACCTCTAGTTCGTGGAATGTATCATCAAACAAACGAGCCATAATAACTTGAATTGCGTGGTGAAGCACCATGGGGCTTGTTTCATACCCGGCATTGCCTTCTTCTGGTTTGTAATTGATGAGTAATTGGAATATCTCTTGCTCTTCGCCGCGATGAACGAGATTGAAGCTCTCGTGCGTGTAGATGCTAGTATCGTCGCCGCACAATTCCATGACAATATCATCCGCGACCGCCATGATTTCATCGTAAAGGTCTTCGTCGCTATTTCGGATTTCTTCCAACGTCATCCAATAATTCAACATGTCGCCCTGACGGCGCTGACTCATCGTGGTGCGCTTATGTTTGTGTAGAGCACCGAGCGCATTCATTCCGCGCAGATACGCACCTTCAGGAATTTTGTCTTGCGCGTCTTCAAATAGTTCCATTATCACGTCCAGCTCTTTTTGTATTTCGTCGTCGGCCTTGGAAATATCAGTATTCGTAGTAGGAGTAGGAGGCATCGATGTCATGATTCGTTTTATCTGTGTATGATATACTATTGTATAACTTTGACAAAAACATTTCAATTTTTTGTCAAATCAAATCGAACTTACACACCCACACCCACACCGAGACCAGCGCGCGTATCGTCGATAATATTATATATTGGATGAATTACGGCATCCTGAATAGGCACTGTCACTCTCTGTTTGATCTGTTTTTTTGTATAATCTATGACCTTTTCAGAGACGAAATGCGTAATTAAAATAAATACACACATAGATACGATAAGTCGTCGGTCGAACTCACTAAATGTGTTGCCGCCCAATATAGCAAATTTCGGATTGTTCCATGATATTCTATTAAACCGCACGAGCAGAATAATCACAGCGATATACAATATTGTGCTTCGTAACATAGGGATATATCCAGGAACCGTATTATAAAACCCGAATAATATGAAAGCATAAACACCGTAAATGAAAAAATCAATATATTTGTGATACACTGTATATTTATTGAAGATGGGTGTGACAGTCTCTCGTATAATGGTAATGATCGCGACAACGAAGTCTTCTGCGGCAGTTTTGAGGGTATTCATTCAAATGACACAGTATTGCTGTATTATACTGAGATAAAATAACCGATTTATGCTCACGAATTCGATGTCGGCGCGTCCGTCACATAAAACGAAAGCAAACGCGCACTGGGGTCGAGCACACCCTCGCAAAATGGGTGACGCCAATAATAGGGGATCGTGGCGCCCCTACCACCATAGATGTTTTCGAATACGCGACGATAATAGAAGCTTTCTTTATCATATGGTGGATTATGTAGCGAATATAACGGGTGATCCTTATTATCAATCTCGTCGTCGGTTATTACGCGGTCGGAATATTCTTTAATCATTTGAACCCACGTGCGCCCACCATTTGCGCAACTTACTCCGTCACTAAATGCCTCTTTTCTGCGCCAAAGAACATCGTCTGGAAGCAGTGCCTTACCGTTTTCATCCATGCTATCGCCCCCCTGAAACGCCTTACGTAGAAGATACTTCTCCATGCGTTCGTCATCGAAACGCTTGAACCGCGCTGGAATACGCATGATGAACGTTAGAAACTCTTTATCCGCAAACGGAACACGTGCCTCCAGTCCCGCACCACTGATGCTCTTATCCGACCGTAGCAGGTCAAAAAATCGGACATCGCGAATCATGCGCTCATTTTCGCGGTGAAATTCGGCGTCATTCGGTGCTTTCAGGAATCCGCGATATGAACCAAAAATTTCATCCGACATATCACCGCAATAAATCACGACATCATTGGTCTGAGCCTGAATATATTTACTGATCAAGTAATTCCCGACAGACGCGCGAATTGTCGTAGTACAATAACTTTCAGTCTGATAAATCGTGTCGTGAATCGCATCCAAGAAGTCATTCTCTTGTAAAGCGACTTCATGATGACACGTGCCCAAATATTCCGCGACTCGACGCGCCCAAAATAAATCCACCGATCCTTCTAGGCCAATACTATATGTATTTAATACGGTGTCGGGCGCGGTCTTCCGCAATTCTCTCGCAACAATCGCAGTAACCAGCGAACTATCCAATCCTCCCGACAGCAAGCATCCGACAGGCCTCTCGCTCATCAGGCGCTTGACAACCGCTTTTGTGAATAATTTGCGAATATTGTCACATATATAGCCATCATCACCGCCACCGCCACCGCCACCGCCGCCACCGAATATCGGGTATGAATATTGGACGTCCAGATGCTTTAACTGATATTCCAATTGTGATAGACCCAGTAATAACGACTCCGATGATACCTGCCTGAAAACTATTTTGGCATAATCATAGTATGATTTGAACACCGCAGTCCCATCCGGACTATCTTCTCCGATGTATTCCATGTAACATCCTGCGGGAAATTGTGTAATGGTGTCACACAACGCGTGAATCGACTTCATTTCACTTGCGATTCCTAGCGCATAATGGTCGGGTTGTAGTGAAACACACGCCAGATCCGAATACTCACCACCAAACGACCCATCATGGCGACATACACCGATGAAGAGCGACCTCACACCCACAGGATCTCTCGCAACATATGTAACGCCAGTTTCATAATCATGAAGCACCAACCCGAACACACCATCAAGCCGACGCAATGTTTCATACATGCCGATTTTACGATAAAGATGAATGACGATTTCGCAATCTGAACCGCTTTTGTATTCATTATCAAACCCGAACTCGCGAATCAACTCACGAAAGTTATAGATTTCACCATTACAAATCAGGCGACAGTTTTTTAGATGAAATGGTTGATCAGCCGCCGCTTCCATTCCGTTGATAGAAAGGCGGTGAAACCCCCACGCGCGATTGCCGTCCTTCATGAATACCGATTTATCAGGCCCACGATGAGATGATAATATAGAATTTTCTTGTAACGTATTCAATTGAGCAAGTGCGAGTCTTGCGACAGTTTGAAAATAGAAAATACCACACATGACCGATGCCCGACGCCTGTAATTGAATCGATGATATAGAATAACATAATAATCTGTTTATACCCTTTGAATATTTTCACACTATAAAATAAAGACATTTTATATAAAATAATAGAGTATCAACATGGAAATTTACGGTCTTGTAAATGGCGCATATTCAAATCATCACGACCGTCTAGGCGAAATTAATACCCGCATATCGGAAAGAAATATACCATCAGCCGCCCTTCGCCCCGCATTTGATGTCCGCCCGCTTTCGTCAAAATACGCTACGATGCCGATTTTAGAAACACGACCCACCCCGACTGTTCCATTACAATCATATCAGCAATTTTCTACCGAGGCGGTGTTCAATCCGGGAAATGGAAAGGCACCATGGCGTGGATGGGCTGAACGCGTGAATGTCGAGTCATCGTTACGTAATCAATTCTTCGCACTTCAACGCAATGACCGCGCATATTATGTCCCGAATTCAGACAGCGATTTATATAATGTAAGTATTGCCGCGCGACATGTTGAACAGCCGAATCCGTATTTGTTTGATAATGGCGCGACGAATTTCGCACCGATGAATCCGAACCCGAATGATTTAGGCAAACTCACATTTGATAATTCCACGCGGTTTCAACTTCGGACGCTCGATTGTACCTATGATGGATTTTGTACTGGCGAGGGCGGTCCGGTAATCGAACCTGCTACGAATTACATTCCGAAGGAGCAAATGGAGAAGAAACAGAAAGAACAAGAGCAGTCGCGAAATGTAGCACATATTTCTGAAGGATTTACAGGAAGAAGCGCATCATCGAAAGAACCTTTATCCACCAATAATAATTTTCCGACGTATCTTCCGCGTGCGACAGCGGGTTCTAATGCGAAGGAACACCTCACAATGCGAAAATAATAAGACGAGTATAAAAACAACGCGGTATATTGTTATACAACAAATATAACAAAATATAATATATGCCAAATTATTGCTCTATCATTATTTATAAGATAATACTCAAATGGCACAACAAACGCGCGAAGATTTAAACGAATTCACGCTGTCGATAATGGCCAACCGGACGAAGTACGACAAATACAAGAAATCAATCGAGAGCACGTCGTTGGAAGAGGCAGCGAATGAAACATTTCGCAACGAAAAGATGTATTACAAAGAACGGATTTTACATATGACGAGAGATTTATTTCACGAACGATGCGAAAATGACGATATCAATCGCGCGCATCACGAATATCTGAAATCGTGTATAGACTATTTGAAGTGGAGTGATATAACGGACATGATTGAAGCCGACACGCGGAGTGAGGTTCGTGTGGCGAATGACGGCGATATTAATGGCAAGCGAACTGAACTATATGATAAAATACAGGCATCGGTCGGCATCCATGACAACAATGACGACAATGACGACGACGCCCACGAGTCATGCGAAGTTGTCGAAGAAGACTCGTTGCCATCGCCATCTCCATCGCCTTCATTCATCAGAAATCAAACATCATCGTTGCTATCCATCGCAAATAAGATGTGTATTCGAAAAAAAACAATCGACGATTTTATTGTATTAAAGCCCGCGATGAATAATAATAATGATACATCAAAACTACCCAAGATAAGAGACTATCATAACGAAATTATGAAACGCGCTGCGACTAGCGAGATTGTGATAGAATAAGCATCATAGCATCCAGCGCATGTGGTGTGTAAATATTATTTTCAAGGACGGTTGCTGTATCTGTAATGTATGTCGTCGAATAGTTATACCAAAATTGTCGAGAAGGTAGAAGCATAAACGCCTTGAAACCGTTGGTTGTGAGCGTGGATGATTTGTCGTAGAGAATGCCCTCGATGTCGTAAAATGATGATTCATCGTCGAATGAAGTCTTTTCGAAATCGTTGTTGCCGTGATTGTTTGATGAAACTACACCGATGAGGTCGTCTTGAATATAATAATTGTAATCCCTGGAAGGGATAATCAACGTCATGATGTAATTTATAATCGTCTCGATAATATAGGTCGAGAACTTGAGTTGAAGTGTATTCATGGGTTCTGGCAGCATCGCGCCCGCTGCCGCCATCGGTTCTTCTTCGATGGAAGATTCACGACGATCGTAGCCGGCATTCTGGTTCGAGATAATGCTATACACGTAATACACCCGATTTTTTGGGTTATATAATATGTAAGCAGTCTTCAGGTGAGTTGTGCGATCGATGTCATAAACGCAGATTCTGTAGATATACTGGCCAACTGGATTCAACGGGTTAATACAGGTGTGGTTCAGTCGAATGCTGCAGTAGTGCTGGGGTGTGGTTGTGGTGTCTAAATCGGCGGACGAATGCTCACAGTTCTCGTAATACGCCGACACTTCGTGAGATTCAGTTGCGCTTTCACCATTGTCTTGCTGCTGTTGTAACGATACTAACGCATCCGCTGCCTCCGCTGCCTCCGCCTCGTAGTCCGTCATCTTCTTGATATGTCTCGGTGCGTATAACTTATACGACCGAATGCTTGCTTCACGGAAAGATGGGGTCGTTATTTGAACACGCCTATCCCCGCGAGAGGTATTTCCATCGGCGCCTACAGACGCAGTAATATTTATAGATTCAGCTGATTCCTTTGCCTTCTTAATAGAATAATACGAACGAGTTTTCACGACCATGGCGAATGAACGAATGAACGAATGAACGAATGTGTCATATGATACGTATAATAAAATATAAACGGTTCAATTTTTTATGAGATAATAGTATAAGTTTAGTATTCTATAAATGGCACAAAGTGAAAAGGTGCCATCCGATGTCACACCAAGCGGCAACGGCAACGGCGGCGGCGGCGGCGGCAAATTCAAGTCCGTAAGTTGCGCACCGAGAGACCTGACGGATCCCAACATCAACGAAACAAAAGATTTCTCATGTTATTCATCCAAATCTCTCGAAAAGCTGAAATCGCTTTGGAATAAACGCCATCCTGATGAGAAAATCGAAGACACCGACCCGCGCGCGATATGGAGCGCTCTTAAGCACAATATGACGCGTGTTTGTCATCAAGAGGCGTGTTGGTTGCGCCAAAGTTTCGCGTCATCTGGTATGGATAAAGAAATGATACATTATACGTTTGCGCCGCAAGCCCCGAATACGTGGAAGAATAATATTCACGAGTGGCTCTCGAGTATCGATATTGCGAATTCACTGAAACAGTATGAGCACGCGATCCCCTCGTTTTTATTCATCGGTCCGTCGCCGGTGGATTTTGACGAAGTATTAGAAGATGGTGAATGCGTGTGGGATGAATTATGTAATTTTGATATTATGAAACACATAAAAAACGGTAAATATAAAATCGGGATTGTCTTCAATACAGACCCTCACGACAAACCAGGCGAACATTGGGTGAGTATGTTTATTGATGTCCGTGCGAAAGTGATTTTCTTTTTCGATAGCACCAGTGATCGTCCGCAACGGAGAATACGTAAATTCATGAAGATGGTGCGCGAGCAAGGGGAGGCCAACGGAATACCATTTAAGGAATATATTAATAATGTCCCTCATCAGAAGAATGACACTGAATGCGGCGTCTATTCCATATTCATGATTATTCATATGCTTCTTGGAAAGATGACCGTCCATGATTTTCTGGATAAAAAGAAGAAACTAACGGACAAGTATATGCAGCGGTTTAGGCGGAAGTTTTTCAACGTGGATGAGAAGGTGCCGACGCCGAATGTGGAGTTCTAGGGCGTTGGCCCGCCTGCCAGCCTTTCCGACCTGCGGTCGGCCGAATGTAATGAAATGAAATGTAATGTAATGAAATGAAATGAAATTAAATGAAATGTAATGAAATGAAATGAAATGAAATTATATATGTAATTTATATACATAATTCGTGGGCATAATGAAAAAGAAATTCACGCGGAAAGTTCGAAAGAATAAGCGCTCGACACAACGACGGAAGAATCGAAGTTATAAACGGATGAGGGGGGGAATGTATGACTTTAAAACAAGTTTTTTTAGATCTAAACAGAAAATTCCAACAAATGTAAAAGAAGCCATTGCTTTATATTATGGTGCTCCATCACGAAATGAGACCGTTATTAAATCATTAACCACGCGTTATAATAGTATTGTAATAAATACAGAAGAGCCAGAAAATGAACCGTTTTATACAACACATGAAAGAGAAATATTGGAAAAAATCAAAAATTTTACATCAAATACCGGTGATAAAACATTAATGTCGTTGCCAATCACAACTTCTACTTCAAAACCATTAATAGATGTGTTAAAAACAAATGGATTTTTACCAACAGCAGAAGAATTTACTACATTATTCAGGTCATTTGATGAAGAAAAAGATAAATCACATAAAAACCCATTCAAATTAAATGGATTAGCGTTGGCTTTAGCCATTATAGATATTTACGATGACTACGTACGTAAGCGACCTGGTAAGACGAGAGCACCATCGCCACCGTTATCACCATCATCGCCAGATACAACAAATAAACCACAAAAATATATATTTGTTTTCGACCCAGGTCAAGCCACGTCATGGGAGGATCTAAAAACTGTTATTCCATCTAATTCAATTTGCCATGAAAGACGACGTATTAGAATGTGTACTTCGGGTTACTGGGGTCATCACCCATTCGGAGAACAGCCGACGGATAGATCAGCCGCAACATATAATAAGTTTCATATAGTCAATGGCGAACCATTAGCACCGGAGGTTAATCATATAATTCATACCGGTGATGAATTCATAAAACGTCAGTATGATGTGTCGGAGTATGACAAAACTATAATGTACGATAATCGAGGAGGAGGAGGAGAATATAAATTTTATAGAATTGTAAAACACACACAAAATATCGATTTTACAAACATACGACACCCTACGGCCTGTCGTAATAAGATATTTATACCGGTTGATATAAAAACTGTATATGAATATGGCGAAGATGGTATTATCAATTGGGTATATATATCATTCCAACATGGAGATGTTGTTAGAGGTGCTAAAGTAGAACATTATTGTAGTGTTGATCATACGACCCCGTCTAAAGCGGTTAATAATGAAGTAATTGTGTCTATGGAAAATATATTGAAATTAGGGTTAAATCCGAGAGTAAAAGATATACATAAAATTGGCGAGTTAGAACCATTAATAGATCTTATGATTGAAATTTACCGTGATCCCCCATCACTGGGTGTAACAGCCGATAGTCCTATTAAAACACTTGTTATGAGCAGTCCAGGGACATGGTATATTTTTCCAGCAACACGAATTCAACAAGCGGCATTTAATAAAGTAAATCAGTATCTAATTGATAGTAAAATAACAAGTTATGATATGCTTCAAATCAAGCGATTTCGCGTAAGTAATAATATGGAAGGACTAGGCGAAATTATGGTAATCATTGAAGTAAAAGAAATGAACCCAGACGGCACATTAAAACGTGCGATTTGTATGGGGGAGACCCTTTCTCAATTTGAAGTATTAGATACGCATGAATCGGCTGTTGCCAGAAAAATTAACAAAGAAGCAAATTATAACCAAGTTACATCTAGCGGGCCCGGCTGATTATGGTAGCCCTTAAATTATATAAACCCATCACAGTGTGTTTATATAATTCATACTTTACAATCTAACCAACCAGAGGATGTCATCTCTCATATCCCAAGAAAACAAGGAGCTATTATGGGGATTGTTGTCCGAGGAAGGCCTATTCGACGGTATCCCCGAAAATGTAACGCCGGAAGAGGTCAAGCATGTATTTGAACGCATCCTCAAAAATCTCTCGGCGACCATCCCGTCGCTTCATGCGGCCAAGTTGAAAGAGCTACATCGCGCGAAGCACCAAGCCATCGCCGAGGAGGACTATGACGCCGCGAAGAAACTCCGCACAACCATCTCCGAGATGGAGGCGCCGCTTGCGCGGTTAGAGAAATTAGAAGCGCGAAAACATCTCGCAATCCAAGCGGAAGATTTTGAAGCCGCAAAACAAATCAAAATGGAGATTGACCGACTTCGCGCAGCGTCCTTTTCTCTCAAAGAACTGAATAAGATCGCGATTGAATCTCTCGCAATCAATATTCCAAAACTCGCGAGAGATATAAGCGCGATAAAAGCCAGCACACGTGTCTTCCCGACAAAGACCGGGGGTGGCAATCACACCCATCCCACCGCCACCACCGGTGGTCGATTAACACACTTTGCGGGGAATGCTGGCGGTCAATCAAATGAACCGACCGAGATTTATAACGCGGAAGACTTTCAATATCAAAAACGCCAAGAAATCGAGATGAAGATGCGAGAGAAGGAGGCAGAGATGCGTTCGTATTTTGAAGTTCCGCGCCCACCCGAGATTGATTTCTCTGATTTTCCGAGAGATTCGAATCCAAATGTGCGGTTGAAATCTAGGTCTGTGCCTACGGCGACCGCTGCCGAACCCGTAGTAGAAGTAATCCATTTAGCCGCCACCGCCACCGCGCCCGGCCCAGGCGACGACAGTCCATTTCGCGGCGGTGATGATATGGATCGACTCATTGCCGAGAGAATTGCCGCACGACAGAGAGATATGGAGGAAATCACTGAGAGAATGAAAGCGTCGATGCCGCCATCGGAGCAGCAGCAACACCAGCAGCTGAAAGAGTATAACCCGAATGAGTATGTTTCGGATACTGCGTCATTAACGCTTCCATTGCCGATGCCAATGTCGTCGATACCCCCGAGCGAAGATACGCGTAAGGTCAGGTTTCGGGAAGATACGGATTCTATATTCCTGAAACTAAAGAGAAAACCAATGGCGGATGAGGAGGAGTGATGTGGATAATAAAAATATTGGAGCGGGCAGGCCATACAATCTACACAGCGAATCGACGAGGTTTTATTGACACCTTTTCTCATTAAAAACGCCCATTTTACAGAGCAAAAAAATAAGAAAAAAATGTAAAATCAATAGTAGGAATTTCACCTACGATGGTCTAACTTTTTCCTCTTCTTTTTGGATATTTGAAGAGGTGAAAGACGAAATTTGGAAACATAACGGACGCTCTTGTCTTTCTATCCAAGATTGTGTTAATTTCATTATGTTTATAGAAGAGTTTGCATCTCTGGTTCTAAATACGGTTTTTTTGTTTTCGCAACTCACGCAGTTAGAACACTTTAACAGACGAAACACTTTATTTCCTTCCTTATCTTTATAATACTCCAAATCATTATTACAATCACAACACTTCTTACTTGTGTTGCATTCATTTATCGTTATTGTATCATATTTTTTATGAATTAATTTTCTCAACCCTTTATTCATCGTAGGCATAAAATATTTCATTTGAGTGCTTCTACTCCAATTTCCATAACCGATTAGGATATTTTCGCCAAATGTTTCTTTAATTTTATTCAAAAATGTGTCTATTGATTTCTTAGCATAACTATATTGACGAAATTTCATTTTTCGCCATGTATCACGATGGTAAAACTCCATAGTTTCTTTGTTTAGTTTATCCTTTTCAATAAGATACGCTTTGAACTTGTCGTAATCAACTGATTTACTATTTTGAAATGATAGTTGTGTTTCTTTTTCAATAATACCATTTCGGTTTTTTTCCTCTAATAAAATTCGTTCGTTTGTTTTTGCTTTACGTTCTCTTTTCCTTTGTGGGGCTGTGTATTGAAGTTTGTTTCCGTGTTTATCCATCATATAAACCAAACTGCGTTTTCCGGGGTCGCAACCAACAATATTCCTTTCTTTCAAAGTATCTAACTGTTCTTTGGATAAATCCTCGATATTGTAAAAATCTTGTTCTTGTAAAATAGGAACTCTTGCACCCCATTTTTTATCCTTCAAATCTTTTCTAATAAATAATAAGCAACACGAAACACCGTCAGTTTGGATTTGGTTATGAAACTGATAATGTTTATTTTTGAATATTTTATTTTTCATATCCAAAAAGTTAATCCATACATCCTTTTGATTGTCTTTTACATTACTCAATAATTCGCCCTTTTTCACTTTATTGCCATCTTTATCTTTTTCAGGGCAAAACAGATTGATTAAACTCGCAGTATCAATAATAATGTGTTTTGGAATGATATTGTTTCGTAATGGTAAGGGTTGAAACAATTTACTTTCTTGTTTTTCCAATACAGAATTCATATACAACATTCCTTTCAAATAATCAAATGGTTTCACTTTAACATCATAATGAACTGATTTTTTGATTTCAGTAGGTAAAATGTTAGATAAGTGTGTTTCTTTCCACTTTGAAAACATAGCATCATTTTCACTTAATTCCATAAGGTTCTTTTTGAATTGAAATAATGTTGCTTTATCTTCGGTAATTTCATTTGTGGTTTTGTTAATAAATCGTAAAAGGTGTTGTATGAAATGCTCCTGAATATTATTTGATAATGATGTGTGTATTTGTGTTGCTAAATAAGGCAACAAATAAGTTGTGTGTTTCAAATTGGTTTTTACATGGTTCAGTAAAGGTTGGTACTCATTATTGTAGAATTGGTCCAATATTTCCAATAGTTCTGTGTCTTTGCCTTTCTTTCCTCTATTATCACGATTTCCTAATGTTTTGATGCTATACAAAATAAATGTGTCATCTATATCAGGCAACGGTAGATTATTGTTGTATTGGTATAAAACATACAACCGAATAAATTGATATGTATGAATAACCAAATCATTCATTTCAAAAACCAAATGAGTTATTAATGGTTGCATCGTATCACAATTCACTAAAATTGTTTTCAACGGTATTTTGAAGGTTTTGTATGCCGACTTTTCATTATTCCTAAACTCTTTGAATTGTTCCTTTTTCTTCTTTTTCATTTTATATACTATTATAATATTTATTTTTAAGTCATTTAAACGCAATTTATATAATAAATATAATATGTTATTAACAACTAACAGTAATGGAACAACCGATTGAAAAAGAACCCACATATTATTGTGAATGCTGTAATTACAAATGTGTGTATCCTGCACACTGGAAACAGCATTTAGAATGTGAAAAACATAAAAATAATGGGATAAGAAAGACCAGAAGTGATAAGGTATTTGAACCGAACTGTAAATTATGTGATTATACGACTACGCGAACGACCAATATGAAACTTCATTATTTGAATAACCACGCAAATAAAGAAGAAAGGAAAAAGGAGTTTAAATATTATTGTGAAGCATGTGATTTTGGTAATTTTTCAAAAGGATTATTTAAGTTGCATATGGAAACAAAACATAAATAAATTATGGTTTATTCGGTGGATTGATATGGCTGTTCCATATCAACATTTCACAAATTCCATAGAAAATTATTTTAGTATGCTGAAATCACGATTACAAAAGTTAGATGGATTAACTCACGCAGAATTGAAAGAGAATATAATCAATACCATAATGAATATTCCAAAAGATAAATACATGAGCATAATTAAGGGTGCATATGAAAGACCAGAAAAATATGTATCCAATAAAAACAAGACACGAAAAATAAAGAAGAACTATTTATAAGTTATTCTCATATAAAATGTGCGTTTTAAATGAGAAAAGGTGGAAAAGAATGGAGCGGGCGGGCCATAACGGCCCGCTGGCGCAAATCTTTTCAATAAAAGAAATAAAAAAACTATAGAAACTCAATCCGCGACTGCTCCCCCACCCCCGTCCGTGGATCCGCGGGTATTATCGTGCGCCGCCCCCTCTCCACCAAATTCCCCATCTTATACAATTCCAAGTCATAAATGATATGCGTGTCGGCGTCTTCCGCATATTCTTTGCCATTCACCACCAATTTCCGCAACGTAAGCTTCTTCTCGCTTTCATTCAATTTCCGTGTCTTATCATCCACCTCTCCCGCAATATTCGGCTGATATGCGAGTTTTTCTTCATCTGCCCCCACACCGAACGAGTAGCACTGAAGACGCTCCTTCGCACCCGCATTCGCGTGAATCATACAATCGAACGACGACTCCTTCACCGCTGTCAATATCTGGCGTGTAATCCGCTCCTTTATATTGGATATTTCGTAAAGCGACTGGTCAGTACTCATCGGCGTTGTCCCGTCGGTCTTGCTCTTATCATGCATGCGAATATTCAACGACTCGTCATTGTCCTGCGCGATCTGGCGCGCGGTAAAACGCATGACATAAAGAAACACATCCACCGTTCGCAGCTCTTCAGGCAGGTCTATATGGCTACAAATACGACGCGCGCGACCAATAATCTGTTCCGTGCGCACGGGATGCCAATAGGGCTCTGTGATATGAACATAGCGGACATTACGCAAATTGATACCCTCTGCGCCCGACGCGGTAATCATGAGAATTTTAATGACTTCACCATACATATTATTCGTTGTGCGAGCATTCAGCTGTTCGGTAATCGATTTCGGCACATTCTTCCACTTGCTATTGAAGATATTGCGGATGATTTCCTTCTCCTCCGCGGTTTCTGTGCCGGTATATAGTGCGAAACAAGGACGCTCCTGTTCTTCCGGCGTCATGTCAATCGTCCAGTCGCCGAGAGATGATTGTTTTATTTTGAATTGAGAGAACCCGTTGGCTTCTAATACAAGTTTAATAATTCCGATTCCTTCAAGAGTGCGGAACTGGCTATAAACAAGGTGAAGACCGATGTGTTGTTTATCGAGGATATTCTGAAGCAGGTGGAGAAATTTAGGACTGTATGTCGCGAGTTCTTCGGGAATCAGAAAACTACCCGCGCTCACTTTCAAATCGCGGATTGCCTTCAAAATTGCGGCCTGATATTGTGCGACATATTCTTTTTTGCTGGATGCGGCTGGTTGTTTTTTACCGCTCGTGGCGGCGCTGGCCATGACCGCAGCGACAGCGTCCGAGTGTTCGCCAGTAATGACCATTTCTGCGTCATCTTCACTATCTTCTGCGCCTTCACCGTCAAGCATATTCTCGTCCAAACGATCCGCGGGTTCATCGCTGCTACCCGCCGCTGCCGCTGCCGCCGCCGCCGCCGCTGCCGCTGCCGCCGCCGCACCTTTCGGTTTGCGTCCGCGTTTTGGCGCTCCCGTTGCGCCATGCTCCATCGTCCGCGCAATACGCGCCGCCAACATATCCGCAGTTTCGTGCGCATCGGTCATCGCCCCCGCCTCCGGCAATCCTCCAAGCGCCGCCGATGTTTCTAATTCCGCCGCGGCCATCCCGTCATCACCCGGCAAAGGACGGCGAATCGACGGCGGAAACACGAAATTACAAAAAGCGCGGGAAAAAATACGATACGTGGATGAAACATCTTCATAGATCCCGCCCTCGCCAGCGCCTTCGCCGCCTTTCTTGCCAGCACCGGCACCGGCAGCGGCCGCCCCACGTTTCTTCGCCTTCTTCTTCATATTCGATTCTTGGTTGCGTTCCAAGTCGCGCACGCGCGAATAAATAGCGAACTGGTAATCGCTCATCTCCGCCTCAACCAAGTGAAAATTCGCAGCGGAGTCATACATTGGCAGTAATTTCTCCTGTGCGCTACGAAAGTAGGATGTAAGACCGAGAATACGCCGAATAAACAAGTCGCGATTCTTGAATTCTAATGTGGATGGGTCGATGAAATAGCCGTTGAAATCGTCTAATTTATCAGGGAGTGCTGTAAATGGCGTTTGTTTGTTCGTGGAAGCCGAGATGACCGAAATGCCATTCTCTCGGAGTTTTTGGATGATTGCGCGTTCGAATGCTGCGTCGGAGAGAAGACCGTTTTCGGTGGATGTTGTATCCATGACGGCGATACTGGCCCCAGCGCCCCCAGCACCCTCCGCGCCGTCCGACGACATTTTTGCGCTGGGATCTCCCTTTCGAACAACACCGCGATATTTCGATGTAACAGCATCATAGTCGCGGACAAACCCAAAAGGATTACGAGTAATCATGAGTTTCTTGTTGCGCGTATTATAGTCCATATAGTCGAATGAAAGACCGATTCCTCTTGCGAATTCCGACCCCGATGCTGCTGCTGCCGCTGCCGCGCCTTTTTTGCCGCGCCCAGACGTGGCGGCACCAGCCAGACCAAATATTGACCTGAATGTATCAAGTGTAAGTCGGCCGCTGCCCGCTCCGGCTCCGACTCCGCCTTCGCCCGCTTTTGCCGCGGCTCCGACTCCGCCTTCGCCCGCTTTTGCCGCGGCTCCGACTCCGCCTTCGCCAATCGTGAAGACCCAATTGTCGATATTACCACGCAGAATATTGAATAAGACCGCAATTTCATTCGGATAGTTAATAATCGGAGTTCCGGTCAATAATACAACCTTCGCATTCTGCGCCGACAGCAAAAAATGATAGAGTCGGAACGCCATCGATGTCGGACGTTTGAGTTTATTCACGATACGGCTCACGAAATTATGCGCTTCGTCGATAATGACCACTGTATTATCAAATGGATTATGGGTATAACCGTCGGTCATACTTTTCAGTTTCTCCGCACGAAGACCGTTATAATTGATGAACTCGTATTTCGTATTTATCATTTCGTCGATTTGGCGATCCACGCGCACCCTCTGGCTCGGTGTGAGTTCCGTCTCGTAGTTGCTGGGTTTTGTGACATTCACCATCCAAGCGCCACCGTTGGAGCGCACGAATTTCTCATCGGGAAGCATCAGGATTTGCGATAATACGCGGGTAAGTTCCGCATTTCCGCGCGACTCGATAAACTCCCAATACTGGTTCTTCTTGTACATGAGGTCGCCGCATTTCGACTTCATTTCCTCGATATAGTTCATACGAAGAGACGCGGGAGTCATCACGACGATTTTCTTAAACGTTTTCAGGCCTTCCGCGATGGCGATAGAAGAGCAGGTCTTCCCACTTCCTAAACCGTGGAATAGAAGCAAACCGCGATAGGGGGAATAAATATTCAAGTAATCGCGCACGATTTTCTGGTGGGTGAGAAGCGCAACCGACGCGGAGTCATCACCGCCATATAATGACTCGCATGAGATGTCATTTTCACCGGAGGTAAGTTCTTCGCGGTAAGGGCGGAATAATGCGTTGATGTATTGAATGAATTTGGCGCGGTTATTCATATAAAACTCCGATGCTTGGACTTGGGGAAGCGGGCGCGGGACTGGAAGACGTGTGGCAACAATGGTGTCGCCAATCTTATATGCGGCTATATTCACAGTGCTGTCTTCGCGTTCAGTGAGTTTCTTCACGACCGATTTTACACTAGCAGCGGCAGCAGATACAGAGCCAGACGCAGTATCGGGGATTTTCTTTGATTTTACTCGGATGATATGTTTTTTCGGGGCGGCGGCCGGCGCGTCATCATCCCCACGACGGATCTCTTCGAACTCGGCAGGTTCATTCGCTTCAGCAATGGCGAGTGCGGCGGATGCCTTACTTTGTTTTACCGGTTCATCAGATGGCAAAAATGCGCGTTTGCCTAATTTGATAGGTGCGTCGGCCACGGCTTCATCCGAAATACCAATACCGATTTCTTGTTCTAATTCATTACGTCGAACAGTAATCGCCGAGCCGACGGCGGGGGCGACGAATTTACTAGAAAACGATAGAGGAATAACACCGCGACGAGATGCGGCTAATTTCGCCATAATCGCCGCACGGTCGATATCAGAAGTGTGGAGTTTATTCACGAGCATATTTTGTTTCGTCGTAGGTGCGGCGGCGGCCTCACCCCCTTCTCCTTCTACCGGCTTCTCCGGCTCAAATTCTTCTTGACGCTCACGTCTCATCGTCGCATACCCCGACACGTTTTTCGGTTTTTTCAATATATCACTTGGTAATTTACGAGAAAAATGAATTGTAACACCCGCCCCTTCTTTTCCACTACTACTACTACTACCCGACGACGACGACGACGACGACGACCGCCGGATCATCGGCCGACTTGTAAGATTATATTGTTGTAAGACATTCATCGTAATATTACTAACATATACTATTATATTTATTTCGCAATCCGCGCGATTTGTTTGATTGCCATTTCGCACGTGATTTGTTCGGCCTTCTTCTTGATTTTGTGTGTAGCACGCGCAAAGAATATGAATGCTTTCCCACCATTCTCTTCGCAAATCCGATGAACGCCCGCGAATCCATCCACCAACGAATCAAATCGAATTGCGGCCGATGGCTGCCCGATGACTTCGTGTAACGGTTGTCCTAAACATAAATACAACCCCATTTCATATCCACCCTCGCCGTCCCGCGACAATTCGATGTAATCCGGCGTCGTCTTGAACTCTTTCTGGATCTTCACCTGAAGGATGTTCTTGTAGTTGTCGTCATTTTTGATTAAATTCGTCCAATCGACGTGTCGCTCAAATACATTTTCGATGAAGATTTGGGCGATTTGAAACCCGGCTCCGCAAAGAAACACCTTTTCAAACCATTTATCCTCATCGCGAATCGGGACGCGGTTGAAATCCAGAAACATCGCACCGATAAACGCTTCGAACAAACACCCCAATTTCTTCAGATTGGTTCTCGTCTTCTTTTCTTCCGAGTGCTTGGATATAATATACCAGCGGTGAAGTCCCATTTCAAGCGCGAATTTGCCGATGGTTTCGTTTTTGACGATGGCGATTTTCTTCTCTGTCATGAACCCTTCGTTCTCTTTAGGAAAACGGCGGTAGAGGTAGTATTTCGTGATACATTCGAGCACGCCATCGCCGACGAATTCGAGACGCTCATTCGATTTCGTATGAAGCGGCATCGCGCCTTCCGGACGGTCCATGAAGGTTATATTTTCGAGTTCGTTGAGCGCTTTAGGGCGTTTGGTATAAGAACGATGAACGAACGCGCGCCGATACAGTTCAAAATTATGGACTTGGGATGGCACGCCGTATCGCGCGAGGATGCTTTCAACATCTGCCAGTGTGATTTCCACGTTTTCGGTATTATATGGATTGAAGACATAACGACCGTCATCGACGCGTATAATATCGTCATCATTGTATATATTTTTGCCGGTTCGCGAGCTTTCTCCAGCGACGAGCGCGTTGCCACCACCACCAGCACCCCCCGCGGTTTCATCGATATTTAGAAGGATATTTTCGGATTCAAAACCGTCATCCTCATCAGAACCACTACTACCCACACCCACAGAAGCGACATTGCCGCTACGAACACGAAACATTATATTATAAATCAATAACAGACGACGGACGACGGACGACAGATAATAATAATAAGCCAATGTATTTAAGCAAAATCCATTCAATTTTTTATATCGGTATTATTTATAATTCAGTATTACAAAATGGTCTTAAGTGGTTCCAAGAAAGTTAGCGGTATTCGTTCTCTCACGAGCAAGGGCTGCCATTTCGGCAGTATGCCCGGTTCTGCCCCCAAGATTGGTCGTGGCACCTGGACGTCCGTGGCTTACCGCCAAGGAGGTATGACCTGCGACTGCTTGTCGAAGATTCGCTTCGCGACATGCGCGGAGCAGTATCAGTATTTGAAGGATAATAACCTTATCTTCAACTGCAAGCTTACCGGTGGTGTCGGTCGTCAGCCCTTCACCAAGAACTGCGCTGCTAAGTAGAATCAGTATCAGTATTTATTTATTTATACGATAATTATATAACAACTGTAATTATGGTAAATAGCAAAGTCGCGCGACGCGTTTTATTTAACAGCACTGGGCCTACGAACGCCATCGGCACCGATATGTCACACGGAGGAGGCGACAAGAAGGGCGGAGCACCCCCCGCAGGAACTGGACAGATGCGTAGTTTCGCGATGAGGAATACCATCACGGAGACCGCGAAGAACAAGGACTTTTTATTCAAGTTCATCGAGAGATTGGCCCCGGCCCGTAACTCTGGCCCCAAATTATAGGTTGGGGGATGGGCGAGTGAGCCCCCCCCAGTATAACAACATAAACACACAAGTATGTTGTTATGTATTGACACGACTGCGACGACGACAACGAGATGATTATCAAGATTGATTGCCGAGAGAGAGAATTACTAGAGTTGATGAAGCCGAGTGCTGCCATCCCCGTCGCACCCGCACCCACACCCACCGTCACAGAACCCGATCATTACATCATGGATTTAGGCGATGGAGTGACAATGAAGGTCCCGCTGCCGAAGAAAGCCGTCCCGATGACGAAAACGAAGAAATCTCTAGCCGCCACCACCGTCATCGCGACGACGAACCACGAAATCAAATCCGAGAGATTACCTTTAGGTGATATTATTCTTCATGATCCCATTCAAGGACAAGGACTGGGACGGGACATCGTCATCTTCGAGAGAAAGACCCTGGCGGACCTCGCGGCGAGTATTCGAGATGGACGGTATAAAGAACAGTCTTTTAGGCTCATCGAGACCGCCGCAGCCACCGGATTTCACACCCACAATATCGTGTATATTATCGAAGGCGACCTCGCACGATACGACGAGCGGCATAGTCGGATTACAAAGACGGCGCTTCAAAGCGCGATGGTGTCGTTATTGTATTATAAGGGATTTTCGGTGGTGCGAACGATGAATGTAGGCGAAACAGCGGAGTTTATTTTGAATTTTGCGGACAAAGTGGCGAAAGAAAGCGCCGACGGCATGAAACCGGCGTATGACGCCGAAGCAGCGGCAGCGACAGCGCAGGCTTACAGCGAAGTCTCGGCGAAAAAAGAGAAGCGGGACTATATTACTCGAGAGAATATAGGGGAGATTATGTTGGCGCAGGTGCCGGGGGTGAGCGCGAAGATGGCGGCGGCGATTCTGGCGAAATACGGCGGTTCTATTTACGAGTTTTTAGGAGATTTACATCGAAAAATCGACGATTACGAAGAGAGTCTGTCGCCGGAGGAGATGTCGGGATCACCGTCGGGGGCGGGGGCGGTGTTTTCGCAGGCGACCGATACGATAGAACCGATGAATAAGAACAAATACAAGCATGTATCGGAGTGTTTTAAGGACGTGTCTGTGGATGGAAAGCGGGGCATAGGGAAACTGACCGTTGAAAAGGTGTGTTATTTTTTAGGGTGATAGTGTAAGGAGGGAGGTGTGATAATATTTACTATAGGAAGAAATGCCACCGAAAGTACAAGTGAAACCGAAAGCACAAAATACACCGAAAGCAACAGCGAATATGGGAGTAAATATGGCTGGACGAGATATCACTTTTTATAAAAGAGATTTCACTCCAGAAGAAAGTAATTTTTTTTTATACAGAACTGAGTTTTTATACGTATGTTTTGGAATTCCTGGGATAGAAGGTATGTTAGGTGTTACTATACGCGAATTATTACTCCTAAATGGCACATTAAATGACGACCAAGTTAAGAAAATGATATGGGTGGTTTGTAATTTTAATCATTATTTAACTAATACTGGCCCTGACACTAGTAAAGAACAATTTATACAATCATTGATTGATGCGTATAATAACCCTGAACGTCGGGATACCCGTGGTGATCCTGAAGAAATTGCGAAATCAATCGCCACATTAGTGGTTAGAGTGTTTGTAGCATTCCAAATGCGTATTAATTTGGGTAATGACGCGTCGGCGGTGGGGGCAGCGCAACAACAACCGCCGACGAAGGTCGCGCAGGTCGTAACCGCAGAATTAAATACTGATATTACTACTCTACATAGTAATCTAGAGAGTCCTGAACAGAGTACCCTAATACTTGAGAGTAATACCACGAAAATGGAAGAAATAAATACAGCCGTCAACAAAAAAATAGAAAAGATTAATGAAGGTTCAGACCAAGAATCAACCAGGCGATCTTCGCGAGTTAGAATATTAAACGAAGCACTAGGTCGCGCGGCTGAAGAAAGAAAACAAAAACTGGCTCAAGCAGCAGCAGAACGGGAGCAAGCTAGACTCGACAAAATACGTCGTGAGACCGAACGGTTACAACAGTGTATAACCAGCTTCGGTGAATCAATTAAATTCATAGAACCGATTCCAGCTGGTATTCATAAAGAGTTTCCAAATATTAAATTTGACCCTACGAAATTTTACAAGTTACTTCCAAAAGTGTTAGCTAGAATGACATCCAGTATAAACAGAAGAATAGTAACGACAGAGATTAAGCCTGGACCGGGAACAGCAGAAACGCTGAACTCTCTAGGATTACCAGACCCTGGTATAAAAATACAGGCAGATGAAGAAGAACAAGGTGGTGGAAGTTCTAGTAGGTCTAGAAGATTCTGTATAACTAAACGCAAAAAAAACAATAAAATACTACGAAGATTGAACAGTAAAAACAAAAAAAATCCGAGAAATATTTTATATGGCGGTCGTGGGGGTGTACGTCAATTTGTTGAACATGCACAACCCATTCCGCAATGTGAAGGCACTATTGGTAATTATCACAAATATGTCAATCCAACCTGTTATATATGTGGCGAACCATGGATTAGAGGTAAGCAGTCATCAATGGAATGCGAACATATATTGTGTGTTATTCACGGGATTGAATATTATGGGTTATTACAAAGCGTGTATTTATCTGATGAACAGAAGAATTTTTTATCTATTTTATATGCGTGGGCGCATCGTTGTTGTAATCAAAGAAAAAGAAATATAGCATTCATTAGAAAAAACCCAAATCAAGATGCGTCAGCGAGAGGCAACTATTTTGTTCCAGATGACGTGAATATACGCGAATTATTATCGGATATATTTACGCTATCAGCATATCCTGATAGTAATCCCAAACATAAATTTGATTGTAATAAAATTTTAATAAAAGTTAAAGATGATAAAAAACAATTTGTGAATAAAAGAACCGCTGTAGTAACTAGTTATGTTACACCATTAGTTGCTTGTATCAATACTGTATTTACGGGGTTGTTTCTAGCAAATATGGTTTTATTTAATGCGATTGGTTGTCTTAAAATAATAGCCGAAATGTCTATTTACTTAACCGCTGTTGGAAAAAAAGATACCAGATTACAACTTGAATTTACTAGAACTGCTTCGTTTATGAGTGAAATAGTATTTCCAGATTGTGTACAATTACCCGCAGGAAGAGGAGGAGGATGCGGACGACGAATCATTCAAGATACTAAAACCAGAAAAGCATCACGTCGTAAAATACAACGTGGCGGGGCACTTGAAGACATCATTAATGCTATTATTGGATTGTTGGCGCAAGAAGAATACGAAATACAAATGAATGATTTTAAAAAAGCTGTTGATGTAGATGTTGAGGTAGGTGTTGATGGAAACCCAAACCCAAGTAGTAGTAGATATTTGAGTAATACATTGAACACTACGTTTAGTGGTTCGCCTTCACCATCCGAAGAGCAACCCAACCCACTACCGCAACTCGAAGCAGGACTCACACAAACAGACCCAACTAAGATGGATGCGATATTGTTTATTTTATTTGTTTTAAATCATTCTCGTAATCCTACAATTTTGTTAGATTTATTTTTAGATTTAAAAGTGTCGCGGCGAAGTATAGTAATAGAAGAAGAAGAAGAAGAAGAAGAAGAAGAAGAAGAACCGGACCCACCGGATTACGTTGGCGATAATATTAATGCCTCAATTGATGCGTATGAAAGAAAACGCCAAGTAAATAAAGACGCTTTTATAAATATATGCAAACGTGTCTTTGCTAACCAGGACAGTATGAACAATATAACTCAGTTCTTTAATGATTGCGATATGCTACCTAGTTTTTACGGGGTTGTCACGTTTTGCGCAGGACATGATATCCCTTCAAGTGGATTCTCGGTAATGTTAGATAACATTAGAGTACTGTTTAGTCGTGTTCAGGATAGTCTTCCGGTTGTTAATACCTTTGCCGATAAGGTAACCGGTTTCAAACAACAATTAGAAACAAATGCGACGTTATTTGCTATTGAGGTCGCCGACCCTAATACACCACTAGACCACTTGGTGAATGCTTGCTTTCATTTAAAGAAGTATCATGGTAATACTATGTACGACTTATTTGAAGCATGTTGTTTATTTCCGTCTTGTTTTGGTCACGAAGACATTTTTTCACAATTTGGCCCTTGTCACGCCTATAGTCATGGTGTATTACAAAATCCTCATTTTCAAAAAGCATTGGGGTGTGTTGCGGCTGCTAAGACAACGTGTGCTAGGATATTAATAGATAAACCACCACCGGTTACTCCTTCTTCAGAATATAATTTATATGATGCAGGAGTAGCATTAAGTTTATTTTCTCACTTTTTTGACGATGAAGACCAGCAAACTTTATCATTTTTTAATCGTCAAGCATCTACTATGCCAATATTAGAGGTAAGGGCTTCGGATGCGATTGTTCAACAGCCACAACAATTGCAACAGCAACAGCAACAACAGCAACAGCAACAGCAACAGCAACAGCAGCAGCAACAGCAACAGATAAAGACTGACCTAGACGAAGTTAGAATCAGTGTAAATGACGCTATTCCAAAATTCGGTCGATATGACGAATATGACAAAATTAACTTTAATTATATTATTATTGGTATGTTGTGGGAATTAAGAATTATAGATCCGAATATTGTTCCTTCATTAGAATTTATACGTCAATATATTGAGTATAATTTGAGAACACGAAATGTGGAATGGGCACACGAAATAGCTTCGTTTTTATCAGATAACGGGAATGGGATTCATAAACAAACTCTATTTCATAAATTAAAGAGTTTGTTCCCAACAATCTGGGATAGAGTGAAACTTGATAAAGCACCAGTTAAAGCAGACCCATCAACACTATCTACTGTAAAAAAAAAAAGGACTGAAGAACTGCCGCCATCAACACGACAAAGGATTCCTGGACCATCTTATAGTGCTATTTCTGTTCCACAGTCTGACGTCGTTGGTAGAATCACCAAGTTTACTGAGTTGTTACTTGTTGATGAACATATTCCAGATAGTCAAGATAGACCGAAAAACCATGATAATATTCGGCGGTTAATGACAAGGTTTAAAGAATTGTTCGGCGGGCTCAATCCACAAAATGAGCTTACCAGAAGTGAACTGATTGGTTATTTAACTTCAGTTATAGATTCATTAGTACCCCTGTCAGTACCATCATCGCCAGCATTATCGGACTCGTCGCAAATCTCACAATCAGAATCACGACCACAAACAGATTCACGTTCCACTGCCCAGGAGATTCTTGAAACCTATAATTATTTTGATGACGGTTTTGAGGAGAACGATATATCTTTCGTATACGATTATATTATGAACCCGGGTATATGGATGGGTAATCTAAAAGGTAAAATTAATAGTGTAAGACCTATGGGTGGAAGTTCGCTCCACAACACCAAACGACAACATCGTAAAAAACAAAAAATCAAATCAAGAAGAAGAAAAAATAAATATAATAAAACGAAAACCAGAAAAAATAGAAATTCATAAAATAACAAAAATACAATGAACATGTAAATAAACCGCCAATAAAATAATCTAATACTAATTCAGTATATTACATTATTATTCTATTCCATATTCCATATCAAAAAAACAACATTCCCCACAATGAACACCATTCTCCCCTCCTCCTCCGCCGACAACACCGACACCCTCGCCAAATACGTTGTTTTAGGCATATTCCTTATCCTCGCGCTCGTCAGCATCCAGTATATTTTCCGTAATCAGATCGGGATGATCGAAGGTCTCGCCAATCGAAAATCCAAATCGAACGACCCCCTCGAAGACGAGAATGAAGGCGACATCATCACCATCGCCAAGCGCCAAGAAGAGCTCACAACGAAGACACAGAAGTCGCTAAATATGGACTCGCATTATAATCATTACAATAAAATCATCGAAAATATGGACGAGTGGGTCAACGCTAAAATCGTCAATTCTCTCAAAAACGTCTCTCGGGAAGTCCATGGCGAAGGCAAAATGGAGGACATCGTTCGTCATATGAACGAGCTCAACACCATGAATAAGTTCAAGCTTACGTTGGAAGATTGCGCGCGATACATTGACACGAAGTAGTTCCTCATAATTCCTCTCTCGTCCGTTATTCCGCATTCCTCTCTCGTCCGTTATTCCGCATTCCTCACTCCTACGTCGTTCGGTTGCTCCATAACTCCCTCATTCGGGCTTCGCTTGTTCTCATCTGGCGCCAATCTCTCGAACGTCACCTATTGTATTGATTCACACCCACACACATTTGTCATCATCACCGTGCCATTGACAACAACATGATACAGTGCCAACGTAATTGCGCCGCCGCCCAAGATATGCCACAGCGAGTGTAGCGGCGCAATGCCCATCCGGTCCATCAAAAAGCACACCACCCCAAGATTTACAAGCAAAAATACCACCGCGCCATAATACGACTTCATTCTCATACACGATAACATCGCAAATGGATATACAAGTCCAATGACAATCAATGCCAATCGTGTGCTATACCGCCATGCATTGAAATTCAGCATACCTATCCCCAACAATACGCCAACCTGTGTGAGTATATCCACGCCAAACACGCTCATTGTAACGGACGCAATCGCGAACGACGCCAAGAAACAATCCACGCAACCCACGATTTCTATGATAGACGCATGATACGCAGCTGAGAATATCATGACCAGCACCGATATAGCAATCGAAAAATGGATATACGATGGCCACCCTGCCGCCGCGCGCCATCCTTCAAACCAGTCTTCTTCTTTGATGAGATAAAGAAGCAGACTACTTCCGTAGAAAAACGAAGTAATGAAGCACCAAAATTCCGCGATATTTGGATGAACTTGGTATTTCGTCTCCATTGTCGTTGTTTCCGCCTTGTCTAGCACTCCACATTTAGACGGATTTCCGAAAATACATTGAATCAGCGACCATTCGTCCGTCGGCTTCGTCTTCGCTTCCGTCGTAATCATTTCAACCATCACATTCTGTGTAACACGGCGAATCAATGCGTCGTCGTCGCCGTGAGCGTAAGGGCATTCCCGCCAGCATAGTGTAGCATCATAATCCCACGATACGATTTTCTCCTTCGTGCCGCCGTCGGTTCGGTCGTCCTCAAACACCTCCCAATAATCACCACCGTCGCCCCACCCGCGTCGTTGGCTTCGTAGCCACTTTCCAGCATATATAAACCCCTTCGTAGTAAAATACCGCCAATCCTTCCGACGTAATAGCGGGATATATTCCCACGACTTTCGTGTCGAGTAGGTATATTCATAACGCTTGTCCTGCGAAAACCGACCGTCGGGCATCGGCATTCGAAAACATTCGATTTCTTCGGGGTGTGGCGTGGTTGTCATCGCGCTTGTCATCGCGGTATGTAGTTATATAATAATACATAAATACATAAATACATAAATTAGGTTTATACGCTTTACGGGATTACGCAGCAGGGCGCCGTGCCTTCCCGATTTCAACATCCGCGCCACGCCCCCGCGTCACCGCATCACCCGCGTATCTTGCGCTCCGGTATTTCTCATCTGCCGCAGGAACACGCATCGGCACTAGCGCGGAGGTATCTGTTCGTATGGCGTCAGGGCGCGTCCTGTCAATATAAGCACCAGATGCGACCACCGACTCGGAAAACTGCTTCCCGCCCCAGTTCGAGTCCATCGGGTTATCGCTATACGTCATCGATAGTTCCTTCGCGCGAAAGGCGGCATCATGAGCAGTATAATCCCCCATATTGAAGTTAAGCGGGTCGAACCCGTCATACATCTGATTGTTAAAAGGGGGATTATCGCGCGAAGCATCCATCATCTGGACAAGTGCGGCAGGCGCGGGAGAGTAAGGGACATTCGGCGAAAGTCCGCCCTGTAAATCCGTCGGGGAAGGCCGCATCTTAAACACGGCTTGGCCTTGGGCGTCATACGAATACTGGAGAAACAAGACAGGGCATCGAATCCCGCGGCCTTTCAGCCAGTCCATAAATTCGGAATAATCTTCTAAACTCTTGAATCGAATTGGATTGACACCGGGGACTTTCTCTACTTTTGAATTGTAAAGAAAGATTTCGCTTCCGTGCTGGACGAGGATATTCGGGCATCGGTCTGAATCCGCAACAGCTGCGTCGGCAATCGATTGAGCAGCCACAGTATCGAACCCTTCCGTCGTTGCGTCGTTGGTGCCCACGACTGCCGATGTGCTACGCAACTTTTGCGCAACACGTGCGTCTGGTTCAATATTTATAAACCCTTCCGGAAGTGTCGCTTTAGACGGTGTTTTCGAGGTCATGTAAGCGCCAAGCAAGAATAAAATAACGATAAGAATCAGCCACGCCGCACTCGTGAATATACGAACTTTTTTCAATACACCAACTTCGCCCAGTATCATTTTTGAATTTTCTTCAAAATATTTCATAATGGTTCCAGCCATTTCTAAGTATTGTATATATTATCGTAGTATAAATATAATACAACCTATGTTACAATTTATCGAGGTAAATGACGAAAGCAATAATTTTGAAAAGTTCAACGCTGCCGCGAAACAGGCACACGACCATCCAGAAACACACGGCCTGCTCGTGAAAATATATGCGGATTGGTGCGGACATTGTCAAAATATGAAATCGGATTGGCAGCGTCTCATCCATGAACTGAAAAAAAACTACCAATGTAAAAAATCGGGATGTGTTCTTACAATTGCGAATATTCGCGCGGTGAATTTAGAACCATCAGACCCCGTCATTCAAAAACTGAAATACATACCTAAAGATATTCAAGGTGTGCCGTTGATTATGTATATCAGCAAGGGCGCCCGTAGTTTAGAATACTCGGACGAACGCGTTTTTTCCAAGATGTTGAAATGGGTCGTATCACATCCGGATTTCGAGTTGGTGCGTATGAGCCACGCACATAAAGGAACAAGAACGTTGCGCGGTATTACGAAAAAGGCGCATACAAAATTCAAGGAGTTTCATCGAGGCACATTGAAACGGTTTCACAAGGATATGAAACGACAGCATAAAAAAAGCGTGAAATCGCGAATGGCAACACCGATTGCGAGCCGGCATAACCGGCAGATTCCGGCGTATTTACTCGAATGAATAATCCGCGCAACCACTGCCGCCACCACCGCCGCCGCCGCCCGTATATTTTTTGTGGATGTATATTATAATACATCACAATACCTCAATACAATACAATACAATGTTGTCCAACATCGCAGTTTGCCCTCTGGCCTCGGTTATTTTAACCCTCGTCATTATCATCAATATTCTCGACATTTATTTAGTCGGTTTTCATTTCGCGATTTTAGTAACAAATCTCTTGATTTCCGCGTTCTTCGTTTGGTTGGCGAACAAGACCTGCGACAAGTATCAGTGGGTCTCGTGGTTGATTACAGCCTACTTTGTGATATGTATTATCGGTGCGATGGCGATATTGACGGATCCGGCGAGATACAATAAAACAAAGGAGGGACTTATTGAGGGGAAATGTTCGAATTTCGTTCAGAAAGGGAATATATGTAATTATGGCGGGAAAGTTAAACCACCCAAAGGTCTTAGTTGTAAAAATGTAAAAGGCACGAATCAGTGTAAAGTGGGTAGAGCAGTCGGTTCATGTTGCCCTTAATCGAGAGTGTTTAACTTGTTTATTCGTTATTATGCATCAAATATAGTATAATATTGAAATTGTACAGCGTAGTAGTCGTGGCCGTCGCCCTAAGTCGTCCTAGTCGCGCGCGCGCTCGTTCGCTTACGTAGTATTCATCGCAACCCTGAACGTGAAATCAATGCGCGCGTGTCGCAGAAACAAATATAGCCCGATGGTATTCAATGTAATAAGTCCAATCCGATAATCCAGCGAAAAGAACGCGTTTAGCAAACCGTAGAAATTGATTGAGCCGATGGTTGCGTTGAGAGTATTCCATAGTAAGAAGATGAACCAGATATATAATGGCGACATGTGGTAGTTGATATCTGCGTGTGGCATGGAATGGAATCGATCATGCATTCCAGATGATATCAATATTATCATTCAATTTTATACAACCCTCTCCTCCCGAGGTATAAAATTGAAATAAAGAATAGATGAAAGGTTCTACAGTACAGTAGAGTAGAATACAAGATATCATGAAAAAGTTTAAAATTGTCAAGAAACCTGCCGCGGCAGTGCGTGATACGACGACGATGGCCGATGTCAGCGTTGATCCGTCATTCCGTCTCATCGATTTCAATGTATATGACTGCGTCCCAGATACAAATACACACTCGTCGTCATCCTCCGATAACGCCGACGACAGTTCGGTTGCTTCTGGAAGCGGCGGGAGTGAAGGCGGTGGCGGCCGAGGCGGAAATGGTGGAAAGGGCGGCGGCGGCGCCACCATCGACACCAATGAATTCCGCATCCAGATGTTCGGCATCAACGAGCAAGGTGAAACATGCTCCATCTTCGTAGATGACTACCATCCCTTCTTCTACGTCAAGGTCGCAGATCACTGGACCAACGCCACCAAATCCGCGTTCATCCGCGACATCAAAAAGAACTTAAAGAGCCGCTACTACGAAAACAGCATCCTCGCGGAGAAATGCGAAATCGTGGAGAAGCGCAAGCTATACGGGTTTGACGGCGGGAAAAACCACAAGTTCGTTCTACTCGTCTTCAAGAATACGACGGTTATGAACCGGGTGAAGAACCTCTGGTTTCACGATATTTACACACAGTGTGATGGGAAGACGCGCGCACTGAACCCGAATGGATATGTATTCGAAGACCCAAAGACGAAGACCAAGACGAAAACGTATATATATGAAGCCAATATCCCCCCCATCCTGCGTTTCTTCCATATCCAGAAAATAAGCCCCTCTGGCTGGGTGACATTCTCCACGAAGAAGACGCGTATGATCGAAAAATACACGACGACGTGTCAGTATGAATACCGTCTGTCATTTGAAGACATTATCCCCCAGAATGAAAAAGAGACGGTTGTTCCATATAAAATATGTAGTTTTGATATTGAAGCCAGTAGCAGTCACGGTGATTTCCCGATTCCCGTAAAATCATACAAGAAACTGGCGACGAATATTGTAGATGCCGTCATTGCGAAACATGCCAGTGCCAACGGCACCGAAATCACCGACGATGAATTGACACATATTATTTACACCGCATTTCAGTATTCATACCAAGGCCGCGTGAAGTATCCAAGTATTGAGACGATATACCCGAAACGCCGACCGAAAGAGGCGGATATGGCGCGGTTATGTCGGCTTGTTCTATCGAAAGAGTTGCGCCACCTTATCAAGCATGAAATCGTAGCACAAGAAAATACGATAGAGCAGATATTTATGAATATGGCGGCCACGGCGAAGCAAGAAGCCGCGAAAGCGGCGGAGGCGAAGGCGGATGCGGCGGATGCGAATGATGGGTCCGATAGCGATGGCGAAAGCGACGACGACAATAATAATTGTGAGAATGACCATGACCCCGTATTCACATCAAGGTCTGTCGGCTCTGCCACCACTGCCGCCGCCCCCGCCGACCTCTCCGTCAAACTCACCGCACTCTTAAACAACCCGAAACACTCCCGCGAGACAAAAATAACGATTGTAAGCGACACATTAGGGTCTATCTTCCCCAAAGTCGAAGGCGACAAGGTCACATTTATCGGATCCACTTTCGTGAAATACGGTCAAAACAACAACCTCCCTTATCTCAATAACTGTATCGTTCTCGACACATGTGACAATCTTCACGATGAAGTGCCGAATTCCGAGATCGAGTCATACACTACCGAAGCCGATGTTCTTCTCGCATGGACGCGGCTTATCCAAAATGAGAACCCAGATATTATTATTGGGTATAACATATTCGGATTTGATTATCAGTTCATGTTTCGACGCGCAGTCGAGACGGGATGCTATGAAGAATTCCTGAAACTGTCGCGCAACCGTGACGAGTTGTGTGCGAATGCGGGGGGGGGCGCGGCGGGCGCGGGAGGCGGCTACGTGAATCCGAATACGGAAATAACCGCTGATAATGTCGCGATTGAACAAACGAAAATCGCCCTCGCCAGCGGACAATATGATCTTCATTTCATCAAAATGACCGGGCGTCTTCAAGTGGATGTTTATAATTATCTGCGCCGCGATTTCAATCTCTCGTCGTATAAGTTGGACGACGTATCGAGTTATTTCATCGGCGACGCGGTAAAAAGCGTGGAATATGACCCCGCCACCGATACTACACGCATCTATTCCGCCAACCTTCTAGGGCTTGAAGCGGGGAATTTCGTGAAATTCGAACAGACAAATCATTCGACCGACTTATACAAGGAAGGGTATAAGTTCAAGGTGGTCACAGTTTCAGCGGGGGGCGGGGGCGGATTCACGGTCCAAGGCTGTGCGACCCCCGATATGAAAACGATGGTGCGCTGGGGTCTCGCGAAAGACGATGTAAGCCCGCAAGACATTTTCCGTATGACGAATGAAGGTCCGAAAGAACGCGCGGTCATCGCGAAATACTGTATTCAGGATTGTAACCTCGTCCATCATCTTATGAACAAAATCGATATTATCACTGGTTATACCGAAATGGCGAAAATCTGTAGTGTGCCCATCAGTTTCCTCGTAATGCGCGGTCAAGGCATCAAACTTACGAGTTATGTGGCGATGAAATGTCGCGAGAAGAATACGCTGATGCCTGTAATCGACAAAGACCGAAGCGAGTCCGGATATGAAGGCGCGATTGTATTGGCACCTAAATGCGGACTTTACCTCGATAATCCAGTCGCATGTAACGACTATTCGTCGCTGTATCCGTCATCGATGATTAGCGAGAATTTGTCGCATGATAGCAAAGTATGGACGAAAGAATACGACAATGACGGCAATCTTATCCGCGAGACGGGCGAACAATGCTACGATAATCTGCCCGGTTATAAATATGTGGATATTACCTATGACACCTATCGATGGACGCGCCCGAAATCCGCTACAAAGACGGCTGCTGCGGCCGTGAAAGTCAAATGCGGAACGAAAGTGTGTCGGTTCGCGCAATTTCCCGAAGGCGAGAAGGGAATTATGCCGTCGATTCTGGAAGAACTGCTAGTCGCACGTAAAACGACTCGTAAGCTCGCGGAGAAACAGACCGATCCATTTATGGCGAATATTCTCGATAAACGCCAGCTTGGTTATAAGGTCACCGCGAATTCGTTATACGGACAGTGTGGTGCGAAGACTAGCACGTTCTACGAAGTGGATGTCGCCGCATCTACGACCGCAACTGGACGCAAACTCCTGACATATGCGCGCCGTGTTGTGGAAGAAGCTTACGGCGATATCCTCCTCCCGACATCCCACCCCACATACCCCATCGTCCATTCAAAGGCGGAATATATTTACGGGGATACGGATAGTGTATTCTTTACATTTAACCTCGAAACACCAGAGGGCGTTCCTATCCGAGGCAAAGACGCGATTGAAATCACGATTGAACTCGCGAAGCAAGTGGGCGATTATTCATCCAAGTTCTTGAAGGCACCGCACGGATGGGTCTATGAAAAAACGATTTGCCCCTTCGCACTCCTACGCAAGAAAGGGTATGTCGGTGTGTATTATGAACAAAACCCCAACAAGGGAAAACTGAAGAGTATGGGAATCGTGTTGAAACGCCGCGATAATGCTCCCATCGTAAAAGAAATCTATGGCGGGATTATCGATATTCTGATGAAGGAGCAAAAAATAGACCGCGCCATCGCATTCCTGCGCGAGAAACTCCAGTATATGATTGACCAGAAATGCCCCATCGAAAAACTGATTATTACAAAATCGCTGCGGTCGGATTATAAGAACCCAGCACAGATCGCGCACAAAGTCTTGGCGGATAGAATGGGTGTGCGCGATCCCGGCAATAAACCGAATACAGGCGACCGTATCCCTTACGCGTATATTCACAATGACACGAAGGGCGCACTTCAAGGCGATAAGATAGAGCATCCGGATTATATTCATAAACAAAAACTCCAGTTGAATTACTCGTTCTATATCACGAACCAGATCATGAAACCAGTTCAGCAATTATTCGCGTTAGTATTGGAAGATTTGCCCGCATTCCAGAAGAAGAAGGGTCGGTTCTTGGACGCAATCGAAACAGTCGCATCTACGATCGAGGACCCGGTAAAACGGGAAAAGAAAATAACAGAGATGAGGCACAAGGAGGTGAAATCTCTGTTATTCGATGAGTTTCTAGTGAAAGCCGACAATTTGAATAAAGGCAATCGCGCGATAACGGATTGGTTTGGTGGTGGCGGCGGCGGACTGAAGCGCGGCAAATGAACAATAATACAGGAATACAGGAATACAGGAATACAATAATACACAAATATTTTTAATCCACTTCCATGATATCGTCGTCGCTGTCGCCGTCATCATTATGCCGACGATAATTTGTCATATGATTCACAGTATTTACGATGTCTTGGTAGATTTGGTCGTTGTTGTAATTTACCGGCAGGTCGTATGAAAATGTAAATTCATTATTATCAATTCGGTCGATCGAGAGATTTGCTGGTGGATTTTGTTGCTGCGGATGTTGCGGCGGTTGCGGTTGACGTCGTCGTTCTGGCAAAGGTGCTGCCGTCGTCGGAGGCCTATATTCCCGAATATCTCCACGACACATCGGACAAGTTGAATGACTTACAAACCATTCTCTCAAACTCGTTCGATTAAATATATGATTACAGCCTCGTATCATCGTGATTTCACTTTCATCATTGAATTCATCTCTCGAGATAGGACATGTCGCATTTACAGGAGATATTATATTTCCAAATGTAGTATTCATAGTTGCGCGATGAATTTGGTCATTTGTCGCCGCGCTGCCGCCGCCGCCGCCGGCACTAATTCCGCTTGCAGCATTCGTCCGAACTTCAAGGGGTATCGTATATAACATCGAAAATATATTATTATTGGCATTGTTATTAATGGGTTGTCTCGCGTCGCGTGCGATTTCTGTATTCAAATACCTAGACAACAATCTAGGAAGTGTATCAGCAATAGGACGAGACGGATTGGGCGCGGGCGCGGGCGCGGGCGCAGGTGCCGCAGTAGGCGCGGCGGTGGCGGCGGCATCAGCAGCAGCAGCAGCAGTTTGTGCCAATGACACACGATCGCGTCGTTGATTATGAACACTATTGTAATAAAAGGATTGTCGAACCATTGTCCGAGTCAAATTCTCTCGCAACGTCTGTTCCATCCGCGAAAACATCGCATTCCCGTTCGTTATAAAATCATTATATTGGTGTATCATATTCGTATATTCATCCACGTAAATCTGTTCGTCTTCTACTGCGTTGTAATACTGGTTAAGATGAAATCTCTCGTAAAAGTCGTCGGCATTTCTATCATCGCCGACTCCACCGCCATTTCCACGTCGAATTACAAAATTACTTGATGGGTCAGTCGCTAATGCTGGATTCATTATCAATACATATACATTCATCGTTGTATCTATATCTATTTAGAACAGTAATATTATCACTTAAACGTAAAAATACGATAATAGGTAAAGCGCCATCACCACCACCACAACGACAGCAGAATATGGAACCACGTTTCCCAGATTTCGCAGGTAAAGGTATTACCGGCCTGATGAATCTAGGGAATACATGTTTCGCAAATTCATGCCTACAAGCACTCTCACATACCTATGAACTCAACAGATTTTTAAACGACGAAAGATATAAGAAACGTCTTACGAAGAAACCCGACGCGGTATTATTAAGCGAATGGGATAAATTGCGCACACTGATGTGGAGCGAAAACTGTATTGTTTCGCCGGGGGGGTTTATGGCATCGATGAAACAAATCGCGCGCCTGAAGAACCAAGAGCTATTTGTGGGAAATTCGCAAAACGACGTCCAAGAGTTTCTGGTATTTATGCTCGACTCGTTTCATATGGCTCTTTCGAGAGAGGTGAATATGACAATTACAGGGAGCGTCAATAACGACAAGGATATTGTCGGTCGGAAATGCTATGAAATGATGAAGCAAATGTATTCAAAGAACTACTCGGAGATGTTGAATTTATTCTATGGCATACAAATGTCGGTGATTACAGATATTGGCGGCAGCGGCGGCGCTGGCGACAGCCGCATACTGAGTATATCCCCCGAGCCATTCTCTATTATTTCACTATCGATTCCTCTTGTTGAAATTCCAGGCACTGGAAAAACACGTATTCCGACATTAATGGATTGTTTTAGTCATTATTGTGAAGGCGAGGTTATGGAGGGAGAAAACGCATGGTTTAACGAGGCGACTGGTAAATATCAAAATGTCAAGCGCGGAATGATGTATTGGAGCTTACCGAATATAATGATAATCGACCTGAAACGGGTTCAATACACCGAGAGGGGTGCTGTTAAAATCAGTATTCCCGTCGAAATCCCTCTTCGCGACCTAGATTTAAGTTCATTCGTCTATGGATACAAACGCGAAAGTTATGTTTACGAGTTATACGCGGTATGTAACCATCACGGTAATTTTAGTAAAAATGGGCACTATACTGCGACAATATGCGCTGCCGACAATAAATGGTACGCATTTAACGACGAAACCGTCAAACAGATAGACATGAAAGCCGATGCGATCACCAGCAATGTTCCATACTGTCTGTTTTATCGCAAACAACAAATCAAAAAGTAATTTGTCATCTGCGCAATATTATACCACCAATATATAGTTATAATCAAATCGTTCATTTATTATGTCGGAACAATCATCAAATCCCCCTCGCCCACCACGTCCTGCTGCGGCTTCGGCGGCGGCATCGTCGGCGTCACGCCCAGATCGTGTGGGACTAAGCGAGGTTAGTAGTATATTTCAATGGATTGATGGTAATGTAGATAAATACATCAATATGCGCATCGTTATTCTTATCTGCGTCGTTATTTTTATGGTTTATTTCGTCTTGAATGCTTTAGCCGGCGGTAATTCCGAAAACGATAATCGCGAAAATACGCTGTTCGCAAATGTATCGATTCTAGAGATATTTCTATGGGCGATCTTTATTGTGATTGTCGTGATCAACGGTTTTCAGTATTTCTTCAATACGAATATAACCACCGAGATATCAAACCTACTTTCTACCAAACCGGAAATTGTAATCTCTCAGACGCTTCCAGCAGAGCCTGATGGTGCCGGCGGCGATTTAGGCGCAGGGCCTTCTCTGAAAATGCGAAAACAGGTCTTCCATATCCCCGCAAGTGTATATGACTACGACAACGCAAAGGCGCTCTGCCAGGCATATGGCGCCAACCTCGCAAATATTGACCAGATGGAAGAGGCGCATAAATCCGGCGCGGAGTGGTGTTCCTATGGATGGTCGGATAACCAGATGGTGCTTTACCCCACACAAAAATCGACATGGGAAGAATTACAGAAGAGCACCGACCCTGCGAAGAAGAACAGTTGCGGTCGTCCGGGAATTAATGGCGGCTATATCGAGAACGCAAGCATGAAGGCTGGTGTGAATTGCTATGGCCCTAAGCCAGAAATTAACCCGGCGTCATCAAAGTTAATGTCGAGCATTCAGAATTACGAAGCGGGAAAGATGTTAGACCCGCTTCACGAGGCACGCGTTCAGCAAATGAAGAGTAAAATCAACGACGTTGTCATCGCACCATTCAATAAAGGCGCGTGGTCGTTGTTGTAGTTACTCTCGGATTTTAGTATGTGTATATTATATACAATATACATATACCTCGGCATTTAGTAATTCGCGGAAATGTCTTCTCTTTCCATGAATAAGGTGCGTGGGCGCGCCATCAACGCCAATACGCAAAACACGAATAATTTCTCGATGTGGATGGAGCCTCTTTCACATAAGGATTACCCGCTTACAAATGTCGTGAATCCGACAAACAATGCGCTGATAACCTCCAACGGAGTAAAGAACATAGTTATCGCACAACCCGGTCTTACGTATAATGATGTGCGAATGGATGTCAGTGGGTCGGTGAATCCGACAAGATGGACGACGGGTCAGACGATCAATACGATGTTTCTCGAATCGGCGGATATATCCCAAAACAATACGGCAATGTCATCTGGAACCGTAGCGACATACACATACACACCCAAATCCGCCAATTCTAAAATTATTGTGGAATATGGGAATTTATATGAGATTACGGGCGATTCTGGTGGTGGATTGGATAAGTTTCAATCTAGCATTACAATTGGTGGTACTATGGTAGCAAAACGACAGCAACAATTTGATAATGCTGCCGGTTTCGGAACGAGAGGTAGCACGCTTTTCCCGATTTGCGGTGGTATTGATAACGCTGCGCTTACTCCTCGTGTCATAAATATAACAATAACGAGAGTTAATGGAGATGATACCGTCAGGTTTTATGGTGCTTTTTATGATGCTTTTATGAAAATCACCGAAATTGCGTTATAATACATTCCATTTCATTCCATTCCATTTGTAAATAATCTCTCGTAGTGATTATTTACATCGCTGATTGCTACCAATACCTATCAAACAGGTCTTCATGCCCTCGATCGTTTCGTCTTATTCTGCCGCTTCTTACCCTTTCCGCTGCCACTGCCGCTGCCATCTGTATGGCGTTGTCGTCGCGTCTTTACATCATGCTGGATTCTCTCGGAGGGTGTAACGAGAGACAATAATGTATCAAATATATCGGTCGGGACCGTTTTCGTGTTATGAACATCATCGTCGCTGTCGGTGTCGGTGTCGGTGTCGGTGTCGGCGTGGGTGTCGTGAGTATCTTTATCTGTTGGCACTTCAGGAACCTCAAAGGCATAATTACGCGGCCTGAATAAGGCGGGCATCATAAACAATCCCGCCGGAACTGCTAAATCTTTGAATAAATCGCTGAACTTTTCAGGGATAAAATGTTCGTCCGCATCGCCGTGGCTGTGAGCGCCACCTGTCTGTCGTCCAGCGCCAGCGCCTGCGCCATCGAGAGATACAAACAACGGCATCTTGTTCTGATAAAGTAAATTATTCACATGATACCCTCCCCCAATCATATTTCCTTCTTTATCTTGATGTAACACCAAATGTTCTTCTGGATTAAAATATTGATTTATTCTTGATTTCGACATCGCGATATAATGTAATGATACTTGTAATATCATTAGATTATGATTTCGTATATCTATACGACTCGTATATGACTCTTATGTTATGAATCACCCGTATCTGATGACGATTCGTCGCCACCGCCGCCCCCGCCGTCTTGCGAATCAGGTTTCTTATTATATACCCTCTTGATATCCATTGTGGTTTTCGTCTCTCGATTCTTCTTAATATATGTCATGATTTGCTCTACCTGCTTACTGTTTGTTATAAGGTCGGATAGACATTTCTCGATATAGGTCAGCGTAAGCGGCGCGGTGTGTTTTGACTGAACAAACTTCAACTTCCCATCACTAATATTCACGGTGGCTTTACTGAGTTGTTTTTCCTCTACGATTTCTAATATTTCGTCGTTGATGACCGACTTCTCTGTGCGAATATCACGGACTTCCTCTGAAGTTAGCTTAATCTTATTGTCCAGTTCTACCCAGCGTTTGATTTTCGTTTCAAGCGTGGGAGGAGTTGCGTGATTCACTGTCATAAGTGTAGCTGGGTTCATGATAGTGTGTGAATACTCGTATAGTAGATATAAATACTATATGTTTATATCTTCTCTAAGATGAATTTACCTACGACGACGAGTGCGGCGAGATGAACGACGGAAATCAAATGACTTTCCGAGAGAACGATTGCCTGACCTACGGGACTGAAGAGCCTTTTGACCAAGGTAAAGTCCTAAAGGAACCAGCGCGGTTTCAACTGCCGTAATCAAACCGGGTATCATACCTCCCTTCTGGGACTGGGATTGGGACTGGGACTGGGACTGGGACTGGGACTGGGACTGGGACTGGCCTCGACGACCACGACCACGACGGCGCTTCTTACCACCAACAATTTCAGACCCCTTCAAACTAGAGTAACCCTCCGCGGCGACAACCGCACCAGCAACAGCGCCACCCACCATAGCACTCTTAAGACCCGCGTCGGCAGCAGCATTTTCCATTTGCTGTGAGGCACCACCACCACTCTGCGCATTATTATTGTTCTGGGGAACCATCTTATTCAAGAGATCCTGTGCCATTATTCCGGCTTGCTTAAGAGTTGCGTCCGTGATTTGAGGAGCACCGTTGGCGGCTACCATACCAGTGGCAGCAGCTGTATTACCACCAGACTGATTATAGGACTGATACTGATTTTGTTCGGGGTCCTGAGACTGAGACTGAGACTGAGACTGAGACTGAGACTGAGACTGGGACTGGGACTGGGAATTGCGTTTAGAACGGAGCTTTTTGGACGAAGATTTACGAGGCATGATGAAACGTTATATAATAAACGTAGAAATAATTTATTCCCATAAAATAAATGAAGCTTTTTCCTTTTCTTCTTCTTGGATTAATTGTTCTTCCTGAATCGATTATCCATGTTCCTATTTTTCCATTAGGTAAAGCCAACGCGTATCCGATTCAGCAGGTGGAAGCCCATTCGATAGCTGTCGCAGAGGGGCAAAAATCCCTTGAATGTGACGCATGCGTCCTTTTAGCCAAAGGCTTGAATACAACTGTTCTTCATAATCCTAAAGTTATTTCTATTGTAAGCACCGATCTAGAAAAAATATGCCAAGTTTTGCCGGAAAGTGTCCAACAGTTATGTCTCGGCGCTGCGGAACAAACCGCGCCACTTTTACTAAATCATCTAGGCGACCTCATCGCAACAGAAGGATGTTCTGATTTAGGCATATGTCATTCAACCGCACATCACTGATCGAACCGTAGCCTGCCGTTACTTATTGTTCGTAATCTTCTGATTATATTTTTATTGCGTCATACTAATTCATCTCATCGTATTACGCAGTGCTCTGACTAAATGGATGTATTTCACCCAAACGACACATTCCATTTCGACCATCTACAATTAACACATCCACAGCATATTACAGGTGGGGCATATCTCACACGTTTTTCATATCGTGAGAGCAAACAGCCACTCTATATCCAGACTACAAAAACACAATCAAAGCAAGGTATTGTTATTTCAGGCAAAAGAGCGTATATTGACTTATTATTATCATCCAATGACGCAGATACTGAATTCACAGAATGGATTGGGAGTTTAGAGAAAAGAGCGACCGATTTACTTTACGAAAAGAGACATCTTTGGTTCACGCAAGAATTAGACCATACAGACATCGAAAATTCATTTACATCACCGATTCGTGCTTACAAGACGGGCAATTTCCTGTTACGTGTAAATTTAGAACCCAATCGTAATTTTACGCATATTCAGCCTTTTTCATGTAAGATATTCGATGAAAATAAGAAGGTTGCGCCAATTGAGTATATTAAGGCCGAACAAACCGTGATTTCAATTATAGAGTTCCAAGGCATTAAATTCACATCACGAAATTTTCAAATAGAGTTACTGTTGCGACAAGTATTAGTAATTCCAGATGTTCCTTTATTTGAAACATGTGTTATCTCTCCCGAAAGACCCACGCCCACCGCTCCCACCGCCCCCCCGACACTGCCAGCGCCCGAAACCGCGCCTGTTATGATAAATCAACCAATCGAAGAGCCGACTACTGATTATTTAGGACTACTTTCAAAGAATGAAGCGATAGATAATGAAGCGATAGATAATGAATCGGATGTGGATGAAAGCGACAGGTATATTACCCCCCAACCACATTTAAAGCATTTCGAATGTACCGAAGTGGAAATCGATTTCAAAAATATACCAGATACAATCGATGTAAATGAACCCACGTTTGATACTTCGACCGCGCCACCACCCCCCGTTGAACGCCCCCCGCCAAAAACAGCCATCACTTTAAAAAAACACAAGGATGTCCTATATGAAATGTACAAGGTCGCCAAACATAAAGCGAGTGAAATGAAAAGAGCTGCGATGCGCGCGTATTTAGAAGCAAAAGAAATAAAAGCAAGGTATTTGTTGGATGATTTAGATGATTATAGTTCCGATGACGACCACAATAAATGAGATAAGATTACATTATTTTATCATTTATTTTATATACAATTAAATTATAAGAATGAGTTTTTTGTCTGATTTAGAGAAAACACTTCGTGCGAATCACATCCTTGTGATTTTGGGTGCGATTGTTCTGGTATATGCCGTTTATACATATTCCGACCAAAAGTTCGTTGTCCCCTACGAACCCCTTCAGGGTGATGCGAATGGCCGTATGAACACCAATGTCGGCGTTGGACAACAGGTTGGTCCTGTTGCGAGTTCCGGCAGTGGCGGTTTTTCTGCCGTTGATGCGATGACCGGACAAGGCGGTGCTCCTCTCACTGGTGGAGCTTCTGCCAACCTCCCCGTCGCAAATCCGTCTGACCTTCTTCCCCGCGATACCAATAACCAATGGGGTAGCTTGAACCCTTCAGGCAGCGGCGACCTTCTCGGCCAGAACCTTCTTTCTGCGACCTTTTTGACTGGTATCGACACCATCGGCAACACGATGAAGAACGCCAACCTTCAGTTGCGGTCTGAGCCTCCCAATCCCCAGTTGAATGTTGGCCCTTGGAACCAGAGCACCTTTGCTCCCGACCTGATGCGCACTCCTCTTGAGTTGGGCAGCGGTGGTCAGTAATCGCGTTACGCCGCGAACCACAATGGTGTGCGTTCGGCCGCGCGCCACGGGGGGGGGGTGAGAGTTAATCTGTCCATGTCCATCTCCATGTCCATCTCCATGTCCATCTCCATGTAGTATATACTCTCAATAGTATATACTGCTTACTCTTATGCCAAATATTATATCAACACTTCTTGTATTAGTCATCGTTCTTATCCTGACTGTTATTATCATCCAGCACATAATCGTCCCTGGACTCGTAAATTATCAGCATGGTCTCTTGAATAGCCCGGAATTTACAATTGGCGAGAGTCATATTCAAGGACTCGGTTTATTTACGAAGCGGCGGCGCGTAAAGGGCGAGAGATTATTCGTCGCTATAAACGCGGATGAGAGTGTGAGCCCAATCGGAAGTAAAATCAGTCACTGTCCGGATAAAGATAATGGTGCCAACGCTGCGACTTCAGTTTTACCGAATACATATCTCTCGACAACCCCCGATAAAGCCACAGGAGAGTGGTGGATTATTGCCGCACGCGACATCGATGTCGGCGAAGAGCTTACCCTTGATTACACGCATACACCTGAGTTCATTCGTAAGCCTAACCCCAATTGGCGATGCCCGATATAATCTCTCTGATTATATAATACCAATTCGAATGAAGATTTTCGGGATTGACTTGTGTAGGTATAAAGACCTCTTCGGACGTCCGAGAGAAGGCGCGCATGCCTACCGAATCTTCGATATCGCGGTGGTGGATGTTGCTTCGACCGTCGTCGTGGCGTTTATCATCGCCCGCGTATTCGGAGTCGCGTTCTGGAAATCTCTCGTCGTGTTGTTTTTAGTAGGGATAATCTCGCACCGCGCGTTCTGTGTTCGGACAACAGTGGATAAGTGGGTGTTCGCGAAGGTATGATACAAATCGATGCGGGTTTCGTGACGAATCGTGATGTGTGATTTGTATCATAATGAAATGGAATGGAATGGAATGGAATACTACGCGCGACGAGAACCACGGCGTTGGCGACGCTTCTGATTGCGCTGAGTGCCGCGCTTTTTGGAGGAACGACGGCCGCGGGGGCGAGAAGAGGAACGGTGATGATTATGATATGCCCCTCCATAACTACTAATTGATTCATTATCAAAATATACAGTAATCGGGGTTTTACATTTTTCCAAATCATCAATAGTTTGTATTTCTTGCGTAGCATCATTCGTCGTACAATAAAAGGTGTTAACATGAGCAAATTTATTACCTTGAACCTCCATATTATATTTATCGACAACAAGTTTTTTAACATCGCTCATTGTAAAACCCTTCATAAGGTATATATTCGTTATCTTCTTTGTAATGTCCTTATTATATGAAAATTTCTTTGTTACATCATTAGAGAGTACTTTTGTCTTGTCCCCCGGGGTTATTTTCATAACAACATTTGTCTGGGGGATGTATTTATTATAGGTATCAGTTTCCATGTCTATCACACTAATCCTAAATAATTTATATCCTATTATATAAATACCCAACAAAATAAATGTTCAAACCAGTGTTTTTGGTTACATTATTATTATTTTCATTATTGTCATCTGTCTGAAAATCTACCAAGAGTCGGATGCGTTTTAGCTGAAGTGTATTGTTTCTAAAGTCGATGGCAATAAATACTGCGTTCGCGAATGTATATAATTTCTAGTTATATATTACATTACATGAGTGCTGCTGTTCAGGTTAATGCGGTTACAATATATATATCAGGTCATGGTTCTAAAATGCTTGGTAACAAACCAGAGACACGTGCCCACGTTCCAATCGATTATGACAGAATGAAAATTCAGGTAAAATTGTTATCGATGGCAGGCGTAGCAGAAGGAGTTTCTACAGAAGTGGGGCCTGTGCTTGATGTAGTTGAACTAGGCCGACATCCATGTTATAGTAATCTAGTTACTGAACAACTTATTGCTCATCTTATAAGGAAAAATCGTTCAAATGAATTTGGCACACTTACGCGTTTAATACCTCGCATTTATAGCGATGATCCATCTTTTTATGGTCAATATAATTCTGCCAGTAGTTCCGGTAAATTAAATTTAATGCTAGAAGAAATGGTATGTTTAGGGACGCATTCAGATATCGACTATCCCAAATCCTCACCTCCAGAAATAGTTCCAAACCCACAGTTCAATAAAAAATATTTGTTTGGTCCCAATCCTCACGAAAAGGATCGCCGTCATGAAACCCATGTAAAGACAGGAGTGCTTATGCGTAGTAATCCTGCTAGACAGAATGGTGATCCCGCTCAAAATGTAGTATACACATATGAAGCTTTGAATATAGCGGCAACAACAAACAGGCTTCATAAACCATTTTCATTATCAGATATATCGGTTAAAGGCGCTGATGGTCTAGTTCCAATTGAAGAAATTCAAAAAAGAAATTTATTAACAAAACATAACTATCTCTTATTTTGGAAGGGACATATAGAGAGTTTGGATTTCTCTGATTTTCCAGACGAAGATGTGCTTGATATAGGTGATATTTTTTCAGCGATCCATATATTTAAACAATTGGCTTATGTATTTGGAACTAGTATTACCGAAGCCGAAGCCGAAGCCGAAGCCGACGCTGAAGAAAGGGTGATAAATGAATTACCAAATGATGATGGTTCTCCGACGATGCCTTCGGTACAATCACACAGTTCTGGCCATATTGCGAAATTTAAAGAATTAGTAATTTCGTTAAAATCGTTAGAGATAGAAGAGAAGAGTAAGCTTGTGCAAGAGGCTGAACAACGCGTTCAATCCGCAAGGAAAGAATTTTCAGAAAAAGCCGACTTTGCCGATAATCTTGAAGAAATGATTACCGAAATGAAAAAAGAAATACAAAGCGACAAAGATAAAATAGATAAAATAGAAGAAATGAAAGCTAATATAACTGATAAGACCGCGCAATTAGAAAAACTGAATGCTGAACTGGAAGTCATGAAACTCGAATTAGAAGATGCCGACAATGCGTATATAGAGAAACGAACAACACTTCAGACTGAAAAGGAACGTCACGCGTCTCTAATCGAAGAACTAGACAGAGTAAAAAATCAGCTACATGAACAAATTAAACAGTTTATTGCTTTTATTTTAATGACAAATAACGAAGAGTTAAAATCAATAATAAAAAATATAATAATGAGTAATAAATTAAAAAATATATTGAAAACAGGAATATTGTATAAAAGATTGTCTTTACGACAACTTGTGACCTTTTTCCACGGAATGAGATATGAAATATTGGATATAATTGATCCATCATGTTTTAAGATCGAAATAGAAGAAACGCCGGTCGTGGAAAAAGTTACGCATGTTAATACCCAAGAGATACCTGACATATATGATGATGGTACTCGACCTTCTGGTCGAAGACCTTGGGGGGAAGTTGATGCTGCTGAAGTATTTCCACCTTCTGGTCAAAAAAAGAAACCAAGACCACCAAAACCATTACAAGGATCTGGCGGCGCACGTAATCGTAACAGTTCAATTAGAAGAACTCGAAAACGTAGAAATAATGGCGGTAAGACGCGAAAATCAAAATATTCAGGAAAACACCACTCACATAGAAAAGGGAGTTCGACGCGACAACGAAAACGTCGTTAATAAAAATATTATCACACAAATTCTATTCTATCGCTATATAAATACAAAACCAGTATTCGTATTTATACAATAAACAATAAATGTTCAAAACCAGTGTTTTTGGTTACATTATTATTATTTTCATTATTGTCATCTGTCTGAAAATCTACCAAGAGTCGGATGCGTTTCAACTGAAGTGTATTGTTTCTAAAGTCGATGGCAATAAATACTGTGTTCGCGAACGCGCTAAACTGGAACTCGCAGCCGATCTCCTCGCAACCGTCACCCAGAAAATGAAAAAGGTCGTGAAACATATGGGTGATACTTACCCCGACCGCGACAACGTGAAACGTTTAGTGACAAATTTCCGCCCCGAAAAAGTGAGTGAAACACTGCCGACGAGCGAATACACCGCGTATAGTGAGAACAAGGGCGAGAAGCTCGCTTTTTGTGTGAATACGACGAAGAAGGGGAATCAACTCATCGACGAAAACACGCTCACTTTCGTTGCGCTTCATGAATTGAGTCATATTATGACGGAGAGTGTAGGCCACAAAGACGAGTTCTGGAATAATTTCCGGTTTCTGATTGACGAAGCGCAGAAAATCAAGGTGTATTCACCGGAAGACTATAAACTCAAACCGAAAGAATACTGTGGAATGACGATTAACGACAACCCGCATTATGACAATTAACCGCGCGCGTCCGGCCGCGTACCACCGGTCGGGTGCGGGTCGGGTGCGGAGTCGGGGGTGAGTCGGGTGTGAAGTCGGGTGCGGAGTCGGGTGCGAGGGCAGGTCGGGTGTGAAGTCGGGTGCGGAGTCGGGGTGCGGGTGCGAAGTCGGGTGTGAAGTCGGGTGCGGAGTCGGGTGCGAGGGCAGGTCGGGTGTGAAGTCGGGTGCGGAGTCGGGGTGCGGGTCGGGTGCGGGGGCGGGGGTGAGTCGGGAGGCGTTCCATTGATTATACTGTAATTACCCGACTCAGTCTCAAAAATATCGTATTCGGCGATCGTCGTTCCTGTATCGCTTTAATATCTGCCGGGCGTGTAATACTCGCCACAAATTCTCGGTCGGCGTCCATTATGCGATACAAATGATTACTCCGCGCGCCTTCCGCGAAAAAAGATACAAATTCTGGAATGTCATCACCCCCCGTCCAGCACCAAATCGCGCGGTTCGTCGGGTTATCTCGGAGAGCCTGCCATTCTTCAATCGAATTGTATTGAAACATCAGTGGAAATGCCGCGTCGTGTTCGTAACTCTCATCCACGAATGTGATAAGAATATCGTCAATCGGAAATAACATCGTTCCACTCGTTCTTGTGGGGGTTAGTATCTGTTCGTAAATCGACGCCCCGCCAATAAACCAGACTACGTCATAATTATCCGCATATTTATGTACGTCTGATAGCGTCTTAATAAATGTAACGCCTGGTTTATGTTCTTCCGCGTCGAAGTTATTCATCGCCGATATAACAATATTGTCGCGAAATGGTAGAGGCTTGAAATTCGCCGGAATACTTTCCCACGTTTTTCGCCCCATAACTACCGCGGTGTTATACGGAAATTCAGAAGAACGAGTCATATGAGAAAAGAATCGGATGTCTCGTTCCAGTTTAGGCCATGGAAGTGTTCCTTCCAATCCAATGCCACCGCCACGGCAAAGAGCCACGATCATTTTGAATTCGGGAGAAGCCGACATTGAATATTCGTATATCTAATACGCGTTTATTCTTTATTATACATAATTTCATAATAAAGTATAATCTTCTTATCATATAATAGTAAGATACGGAAAATGGAAAACCGGGCGCCGGAGATTCCCATATATAAAATATGTCATATTCGTTCGACAGATGAAGGGGTAAAATCGACGACGACAACTACGGATGTCGCAGCGCTAACGCCTGAATACAACGTATTGTATGTATTTTACGGAAATGTAGAATTCAACACAGATGAAGGGCAAATCGTAAATATCAACGAGGTCTTTGTTCAAGAGCCCACTAACCCTCATTTCCGAAACATATTTAGTGAATACGAATTAGGCGTAATCCAAGAAAATAATATGAACGTCGTCTTTCTTCCAGAGAGAATATACCCCGATGACTCGATTGAAACGATTAAAAAGAAATTCTTATATCTCACGAGAGAAAAAATCGGGTTATCCTATGCGGAGTTGTATTTTTTCTGTAAGCAAGCAAAACGTATTACTACACAATTGGCGTATGATCATATCACATCGAATGGAAAGCTTGAAATGACGCCGGTTCGGGTTCAAAATTACTTGTCGAATATCGATAACCATTCAAAGGGCGCGGGTGCCGACGAGGTCATGACGCTCGGTGCGCCGCCATCCGATGGCAATTATACATACACAAACATAGCAAATCTAAAATTAGAACAAAATCCCCGTATTATAAATGTCGCATTAGGCCAAGAGTTGAATATCGCGTCGGCGTATGAATATCCTTATGCGATAAATCCATTTGACGCGATAAGCGCCGACCCATTTTTAGAAATCCACGCAGGCGAAATCGTGAATACGAACAATAAGATGGTATTACTCGATTATGGTGTATTTATTGATAATACAATTTATATGGCAACCGCCGAGGATGTCTTGGTTTATGCGAAGGACGCCAACATTGCAGAATCAATATCGTCGTCGTCGTCGTCGCAAGGAGAAGCCGCAGGTGCGCATGCGAGTGCGAGTTTCGGCAAATCGATCTATGAATCGTATATGATTTCACTATACTTTCCTTATCTCACAGCATTTCGTGACGACACTCCGCGTTCAACCGTCGAAAAAGGGTCGGCAGAAGCATCTGGTGAAATCGACCTTACGACGATCCATTCACACAATACGTTATTGCTTCACAGGGAAAGACTATTCGAGGCCGACAAAAAGATATTGAATGAGAGATTTATGCGACAGACTGCAAATATCAAACTTTTATACGATATTTACGAGGGACGCACCATCGAGCATAACTATCTCGATAGTGGGATTCGCGGCGTAGAATTCATGATACATCCCGAAACGCCATACAATCAATCTCTCGACGCGGTGTTTAAGCTAATACACTGTTCGGACTCTATTCCGTATATCAAACATAACCCTGGCAAGAAACGCGATAATATCTACAAACTCTTTATTTCTGGTATTGGCCGCAGCGGGCGTAAAATCCCCTATCTCCCGAAAGCCGATATATTTCGTCTTATCAAAACAACTTCGCGAAAAAAGAGTGTCGCGATTTACATTAACTATATCTATTCGAATCCAGAAATACCCGACCATAAAGCAACGCACTTGCCAATTCCGGTTCTGTGTGAATTTTACCCCGATGGTTCTATTTATGTGAAATTATTCGTGAAATTTTCATTTACGACGAAAGAAATCGAAGAGATTATCATGGCCACCGTAAATCCGGTTCTTCGCGTAATCAAAGAACATGTTGAGCAGGGTGGATTTCAAATGAGCTTATTTACCAAGTTACATCACCCGCAAATCGAACTCATTAATGTTGAATATTTCGCGCAACTGCCAATCACCCGCAACATCGAAATAAAACAAATGATTACGTGTATTTCCAGTGCGTTTAATGAGGTAGAAGGTAGTTTGAAGAAGGGTATCATGCTCCGTTACAAACGCGTAAGTAACTATAATGATATGTCAAGTCAAGATGCGTTCATTATCGAAATGATGAATAAGCGTCAAAGTGACCGAGATATTATTGATGGATTGAGAGATAATTATATGATGTCAGAACAAGATGCGCGTGGAAAGTTGTCTGCGATGTTATCGTCATTACAAACCCAGCAATTCTCGCGATTTCGTGGCGGGAATATTCGCATCAAAAACAACCCAGGCTTCCTCACCAAAATAACAAAGGGTGCGTTCAATAATATTATTACGATAGAAATCACGAATATCAACAATATGTTATTCTTGACGCCATTACATGCGTATATTGACTCGATTATTCGCATCTACCAGAATCCAAATACAACGAATATCCCTTATGAAAAAATCTCCGAATTATGTTCGAATAAAGCGTTTGTTGATGCCAACCCATCCCCTATGTCGTCGGTGGCGTCTGTGCGGTCGCCTACGCCGCCGACAGGTGTAGCTCGTGGTGATATTATGCCAAGCGATAAAGAAGAGTCGATCGAATTAATGTCGGAAATTGTTCGCGCAGTAAAACGACCAGCCACCCAACCAGCGTCGAGTAGTGCGGCTGTATTTGGATTCGAGGTAGAAGAGAAAGAAGAAGACGAAGAAGAACTGGACCTGTTTGATTTATTACAAGGGGATGACGACGACGACGCCGACGACGACGGTGGCGCCGAGGCCGACGACCCTCATCTGAAGAACGGCGGCGGAGGCAGTGGCGCAGCAGCTGTTCAACGAAAACAACAACAACCATCCGAACATGAAGAAGAAGATCTCTCTGATATTACCGGTATGGAATTGGCCAATCCAAATCCATTTTCAAAACGGATCCAAGAACGCGACCCAGTGATACATTTGAACGAGGACGTCGGTAAATTCAACGCATATTCGCGGAGTTGTCCATGGAATGTGCGCCGTCAGCCAGTTATTTTAACGAACGAAGAAAAAGAGAAAATCGATAAAGAACATCCGGGATCGTATTCACATAGTATAACATACGGATCTGACGCAAGCAAACCATATCACTATATTTGTCCGCGGTATTGGAGTTTGAAACATAATACGAGTTTGACAGAAGAGGAGGTGAAATCTGGGAAGTATGGCGCAGTTATTCCGCAAAAATCCAAAAAAATACCACCTGGCGCCAACATATTTGAATTCACTGATGACAAATATCACGTGGATGAAAAGGGAAATTATAAGCAACATTATCCGGGATTTTTGAAGAAGGACGCGCATCCAAAAGGATTGTGTGTTCCTTGTTGTTTCGCACAATGGGATAAACCATCGCAGACGACGCGACGCCAAGAATGTGAAGCCAAGAAATTCGAAACAGTTCAGATTAAAACCAAATCAAAGTCGGGTGCTGCTGCCGCGGCGGCCTCATCTGAAGAAAAACCAAACCCACCGCAGGTCATGATCGCATCTGCTGCGCCGCATGAACCTGTAAAATTAACCGAAATAAAAGACGAACGCATATTAAGCCCTGAGAAATTTCCGTTGGAGAATAATCGTTTGGGATATTTACCAACGCAGCTTCAAAAGTTTTTATTTACAGATAACCGGAATTGCCAAGTAAGTCTCAAAAATGCGGCGATAAAAAAAGATACACCATGTTTGATACGACGCGGTGTTGAAACAAATGACCATCAATCATTTGTATCAGTGATTGCGTATTATTATAAAGAGAGTAATGGTGTTGGGAAGACATCAGCGAGAGTAATAAATATGGCGCCAGAGCCACGAGTTGTCAAAGAGCCAACCGCCAGATTGGGATTACCACCGATGACATCAACCAACGTAAAAGACCAGATCTTGAAAAATGTTACAGATAAAATACAAAAAGATGCGATGAAATATACGAAGATCGTAGAAGAGGCCGCCGCCGCCAACGCATCAACGATGCCGCCAGTGATGGGGGGTATAGCGGCGGCGGCGGCGGCGGCGGGGGGGGTGGCGGCGTCGGACGACCAAGAAGTGTATTATTCAGATGAGGATGAAACGCCAGTTGTTATGACACCGCGTGGCGCAGCAGCCACGCCACGTGCGCCAGTAGAAGCACCAGCGGCATCGGCATCGTCGGCGGTATCTGGAGAGTATATACCAACCATCCGAGAGATGCGGACACTCATCATTCAATCTCTCGACGTCGATATGTTTGTAAGCCTACAAAATGGAACGTTGGTTGATTCATTTTATAACCCGAATAAAGAAGTTATGGAGGTTGATCTAGAGCATAAATATGCGGCATCCGCAATCTCTCGAACACTCCCAAAACAAACCTTCATCAGGGTATGTAATGCGTATGAAAACTTCGTCGCATATCTCGACGATGACGCCTCTATTATCGACCATACATACTTGTGGGATATCGTCTCTCGACCGAATGAGAAACTATTCAAACACGGCAACAATATTATTTTACTTCACATTCCTGACGACGACATCACAAACAACGTTCAAGTTATTTGTCCCACAAACGCATATTCTGGCGAGGTGTTTGACATCAACAGGAAAACGATTATCATGATGAAACGCGACGTGTATTATGAACCGATTTACTTGTTTGAGAGTAAATCCAACGGGAAATTCAGCGTGCTTGGTCGGTTTGCGCTGAAAAGTAAGACACTCATGCCTAAAATCAAGCACGTTATTGAAACCGTTCGCGATATTTATTTTTCATACTGCCGTCTTCATGCGAGCCAACCGCGTGAATATAAGTATAGGATGAATCAGCCAGCGACTGTCATCGCAAAGACACTGAGAGATTCTGGCTTTCAAATCGAGGCACAGGTGATTAATTTCAATGGTAAGGTCATCGGATTACAAATCTCTCAAACTATCTCGAAGCAAACACGGAATATGCCTCTACAACAAAAAAAATACGAACGTATATTCTTGAAAGGTGTAATACCGACTGCTGTTTCTGCGCCTCTCGCTGGTGGCGGTGGTGTCGATGCGTCCGTGAGCCCGCCGCCCACAGTTACAATGAATGAAGACAGTCTCTGGCTACTGGGGTATCACGAAACCGTCGATTTTCTCAAAGAGGTTCATCAACATGTGAAGAAAACAACAAAAAAGGAGATTTTTTGTAATCCAGTTGTAAAAGTTGTAGAAGACGGTCTTATTGTCGGTGTTATCACAGAAACAAACCAGTTTATTCAAGTGAATATTGACCAACAACCACAACTGAATCAGAATGATGAATTACCGACGATCACCGAAAGTAACCATCTAATCGCGGATGAGGTCGTGGCAAATACGCCAAACGCGGAGAGACCCGACAAATCGCGCGAGAGATATGTCCGTAATATTCGTCTAGAAACGAACTTTTATAATGTCTTTCGAAACACCGCGCGTAATGTATTAAACCGTCCGGAGAATAAAGCGGCAAAGGATGATATTGAGAAAATTATTGCGTCGGCCTTCGTGATTTATACCAACAAACTATCGCAAATCATCGCGCATATGAAACGAATGCTCGCGAAACATGTATCATTTATACGATATAGAAAAGAGACATTGAAAATGGTGGGTGAAATATCGGGGTGTATTACAAGCGATGAAGCCACGTGTGGAAAAAAGAGCTACTGTCTTAAGGAATATGGCGGTCTATGTAAATTACTGCTCCCCCAGCGCAACCTCATGTTTCCGGGTATTGATAATGAGGTCGCGTATTTTGGGAAGCTAGCTGATGAAATGATACGATACGAACGCGTGAAACTGTTTATGTTTGAACCGACGAAATATCTCTCGTTCCAAGATATAAAATACGATCTCCGAGAGAATGAGATCATTCTGCTTGAGACATTCATCACACAAGAATACTTTGAAAATATGGAGGCTGCTGATGATAATCCGTATGTCCATCAGACGAATTTTTATACTGTAGCACCAAGCAACACAGGAAGTCATAGTATTCAACATTATGACCCAGTGTATAGGAAAGAATACATTGACAGATATATCGCGATTGAGTCTGGTGCGCATGGTGGTCTAGCCACGAATACTGAATCAGCGGCGCCGGCGGCGGCGGCACGAGCCAACGTAGTAAAAAAGGACGCGCATATTCCAGAGTCGTTTCATATTAATGAAATCAATCATGTTCTTGACTTTTGTCAGCAGGTTGGCAAACGTAAAGTCACAATTAAACTGCGAAATACATTCTTTCCAAAGGTAAATACGTATGAAATCATTTTTTCGAATGAAAGTAAAGAGTGTTCGTTTGACATCATATTGACAATATTACGTAGTGTCGCACAAAACGCATCAAAATGTCCGAGTGGTCATGCGTGTGTTCGAAGTGCGGATAATGGCGCTGCCGCGCAAAAAGAACCAGAAATATGCGAAAAGTGTAGAACAAGTATTGGAATCGGACAAACCGACTTTGCGTGTCGTCAGTGTAACTATTTCATGTGTGATAATTGTCGAACTCAACACGTGGATGATATCGCCAATATGTCTATACTCCGATTAAAGGAAATACTCGTAACTGAATACGCGAAATTAGCCAAACTAGGTTTAGAAAAGAAACTCACTATGATATTGAACGGATATGGTATGAAACAGTATGCCGATATTATTAATGAAGGTCGCGCTACATTATCACAAATCATCCAAAGTGAAAACTATTTCTTGACCAACTTTGATGTCTGGTTATTTTCTTTATATTTCAAGGTCCCAATCGTGTTTGTATCCCAAACATTATTAAGTGAGAATGGAAAGAATTATATGGTGTTGTATGGAGATGAAATGACCGAGAGTTATTTCTTCATACAACCGTTTCAAATAACGCAGGATGTTCCTTCGCGTTTTGGGTTGTTTGAAATCAAGGTGGATGAAGATTATTCTCTTTTGAAAATACCGCTGAACTTTGTATCGCCGCAATTACAGGAACAAATTCGCACTGATCATGATATCCGTGGGTCGCTAGAAGAGTATATACGAACATTTAAATTAGGAAACATTAAACATAAGAAACGCGTATTTACTGCGATGAAAGGTGTGAAAAAAGCAGATCATGGCCAAGGCCAAGAAGCAGATGCTGCCAGTCAAGACGAACAACAAGAAGAAGAATAAACAAAAATAAAATGAAGATATATAGGAAAAATGAACCCACCACAATCCGGTCTATATCTTAGCGCGGATATAGTAAGTCGTAATTTACAGGATCCAATACAACTAGTTCAGTCACAACAGAAATCACAGCAGCAGCAGCAGCAGCAGCAGCAGCAGCAACTGGTTATAACTGATGTATTTGATATTCCAGATTTTGATACAACGATCCACGTCTCAGTGCCGCCCACCGTCCAGATCCCCACCGTCCAGATCCCCACCGTCCAACAACAAATAAGCCAAAGCAATTTTATCAATTCAATCAATCGTAATGCGATGACAGATGTTATGAATCAACTCGCAATTCAAAAACAAAAAACACCTTCAGTAAATACAAAACAGAGCGACGTATCAGTTCCATTGAAACCATCTATACCACCAGCAATGATACACGCGCTAACAACATCCTCATCATCAACTCGTAAGGATGCGTCGCAACTCGCAAATCAGAATGGCGTTACACAAGTAACTGCTTCATTAAAAAAGAATAAACAGCGTAGCGGTGCTATGAGTAACAAAGTAATTGTTGAAGAAGAAGATAAGGACAGCGCAATTGATTACGATGACGATGATCCATCTATCAAAAAAATCAAGCTATCATTGTTTCATTTCGCAAAAGACATCACATTCAACTTGATATTCGCAATTCCGTTTCTACGCACAAAATTAAGCGCGATTCTAAAAGAACAAACTTTAGCATTAAATCAAATCGAACGAATTTTCGACGAATTTAAAGACAAACTTAACAGATTCGAATTAGATTCGATTAAAAAGTATGTATGCGAGGATGGCATACGCGACAAGTTGAATTTTATCCTTGAAACCGGATTTAATAAAATACTGGCCGACGGCGTTATCGATATTAACGACGCACCCCAATTCAACCAACTTGTCTATTTTATCATTAAATCATTTAACGACATTAATCACGGTAAGGTCTATCGGTTCTACGTCTCGAAAGAACACGTCATGTTGCTTCTTCATTTCATTCTCAAGTCGGTTTTTACGCTGACATTAAAAGGGCAAGAAGAACAAATGGCAATCGGTTTATTGGATACAAGTTTTAAACTGGTCCAATTAGAAGTGCTGCCTCTTATTTCAAAGAGATGGTATCACAAATTTAGTATATGTAAAGGCGTAAAAGACATCGAGGATATTATCGAATAATGGAATGGAATGGAATGGAATCGAATATTTAGGAATAAATGCGGTTCAACGGCGGATTTGTCGAACGAAAAGAACTTAAAGATATTTTCTTTCTATAGTATGAGAAGGTGCGTTCTTCACTTCCTCATTTTCCGAAATCTTAGAAGCAACTGAACAATGTTGAATCTTCACACATCAATTATCGTCACAAAATTATTGACATGTTATCGCCATCATCATCATCATCATCATCATCATCATTATTACTCATCCAATTGACGATAAACTAGGTCCGACCTGTGATGATTATCTGCTTAAAATGTATTGTATTGATTTGAAAATTCTACGATGTTCGTCAGTTAAATATTTATTACCGGTGTAGCTCAGCGGCAGAGCGTCTAACAACATCGTTTGTTACTTTTTTACTAGTTCCGCGAGGAACAGGTCCGTTCTACGAATGATTATCGCCTTATAAGCGGAAGGTCGTAGGATCGAAACCTACCGCCGGTATTGTCAAGCTGGACGCTATAAACGCAGCGCGAATACACACAACAATCATCTTACCGGAGTGGCGCAGAGGAAGCGCGCGGGGCTCATAACTCCGAGGACATAGGATCGAAACCTATCTCCGGTATTGTCAAGCTGGACACTATAAACGCAGCACTATATTCATTACATTTTGCCGGCATGGCGCAGAGGCAGCGCGCGGGGCTCATAACTCCGAGGTCACTCGATCGAAACGGGTTGCCGGAATCTATCACACATCGCATCGGTGCATCAAGGCACTAGAGCAACCACACAACACATTTTAAACCACTTCCACGGATGGACGTTTTATCGTCTGACACCTACTTTACTGATGATACGTTATCGGTCCGAAAGTCGGATGGTTATCTTCTTTCTCATTTAAAGAACGGTGTGGGATCGATACCTACAGGTGGTAATTGTCAAGCTGGACACTATAAACGCAGCGCGAATACACACATACACACAACAATAATTTAACCGGCATGGCGCAGCGGCAGCGACTCCGAGCCCACTGGATCGAAACGAGTTGCTGGTAAAAATCATATAAACACGCGTTGTTTATATTATTTACATCCTTGAACATAAATGGAGGAAGGTAAGCGTATCGAGCAGATGAAGACGATTCAAGCGGAAGCACTGGAATTATTTAGACGCAAGAATGCGGATTATGGCGATGCGTTTGCGAAATATGGCGTGATTGGCGTTCTTATGCGAATTGAAGATAAACTCCAAAGGTCGATGTCAATTACCAAGAATGGTATTCATTTAGTCAGTGATGAAGGCATAAGAGACACGTTGATCGATTTACACAATTACGCGGCGATGGCGTTGATGTTATTGGATGAATAAATGACTTAAAACTACATTATGATAGTTCTATGGATATGATAGCATGACTGTTATCGTATTCACACTTGTTACGCTCTTTTAGCTCAGTTGGTTCTAGAGCACGGATCTTATGAGTCCGGGGTCACGGGTTCGAGCCCCGTAAGGAGCATTTTTACTTTTATTTCCATCAATAAAATTAAAATACTAATATTGTATATAATATGCCTCATTCTCGTTCTCGTCGTGCCATGAGCCGCGGCCGTCCTTCACGTCGCGCCTCCAGTCGCCGCAGCAAATCTCAGCGTCGCTCTCGCACTCACACTGGCCGTCGCCGCCATCTTCAAAGCGGTGGATGAGGTCAGGCCGTTCCTGTCGCAAATTAAATAATACATCATGATTATGATTGTATCGTTGTGAAGACACATTTCGAAACCGACAAACGGAGAAATGTGGTACTGATTTGATACAGACCTCATGGTGATTGAATATTTAGTATTACTAGTATATAGTAAATATTCAAATAAATATGGTGGTCGAACAAAATAGTTCGATATCTAATACTACGAATAATCCAAAAACGAAGCCCAAGCCGAAGCCAACGCCGAAGCCAATGCCAGCACCCAAACCCAAGCCGAAGCCCACTGAAACAAAAAATGTATCAACCTCTAATAAGTCTAAAAAAGATGAGAATATGAACGATAATGGTCCGCAGGACGAAAAAGGCAACCCATATCCAATAGAAAATAAGGACGGCGGCGACCCAATATGTCCGGGTGGGTATAAAATCGACTACGACTTTGATGTTTTCGACCCGATTAACCCACCATTTCGTTGTATATCCGCTTTAATAGAGCCATCGATTGGCAATCAACCAAATAAAATAATGGAAAAATTAAATAATCCGTCAAGTAATGTTACTGGATTAGCCGCAAAAGCATTAACTAAACCTGTCGGCGGACGACGATATCGAAGCCGCCACCACACACGCACACGCACACGCACACGCCGACGCATGAATGTCAAACGTAGTCGCCGTCGTAGTCGTCGGTAGAGTGTTTAGAATCCGATGTCATAATCATCATCCACCTTTCCGAGCCGAACTTTCTTCACATTATCCACGCATGATTGTATTGCCAGTTTTGGAATGCCGCATTTATCCGTATCGAGTCCAACCGACGAATTCGCCTTGAATGCCGCGTCGATTTCTTCATTTGCGTCAGTATGACGATACTCTACCGCTTCTTGTTTCATCATTTCGTCGATATTCACGAGAACCTGAAACGCACTTGTTCCATAATACCCTTCTTGACCACACATCACATTCGCTGAAATACCGCGCATCGGGTCCAACTCCGCATGACGCGCCGCCTTCAAGAACATTTCCGGCGTTTCTTCAAATGACGCCTTCGCAAGCGGACCAATATCATCGCTGTTGATGCCATGGCGGAATATGGAGATCATCGACGACGATACAGTCATACGGTCACACAACAGGCATACATGATGGTAGTTGATGGGCGAGTCGTCAAACACCTCAGAAAGTTCATTGTATATCGCTTGACGCGCTGCTTCAATACCGAATACCCGATATACTTCCTGAATATCATTACTCACGGTTCGTTTCGTGTCAATATAATCCAATCCGAGCATATGAACCAAGTTTGTGCCAGTTGTATCCAGCACCCAACTGTCTTTCTTCGTATATACACCATCCGCCTTTACCAGAGTGTTCTTGATTTTGCGGAGCATCACCTTCTTAATACCTTTCACACCACGAAGCACGATATTGTTCAGCAGCTGGTCTTGGAATCCTTTAATCATATAAATGTGGTCGGACTGGTCGAGGGGATTTTGTTTATTTCCGCCTCCAGCGCCGCCACCCGACTTTTTGCTCTGAGCGACATTTTCCATACGCAGACGAAATACGAGATTGTCGTCGTTATAATCCGAGAAGGCGCATGACACCTCATTCCCATAACTATTCTTGATCGCAAAGTGGATGTCATCCATCGTGAGTTTCTTATCCAACATAACCTCTGGGTCAATCTTGATTCGAATAATCCACTTGGATCTAGATGCCGATGCCGATGCCGATGCCGACGCCGCGCCCGCGCCCGCGCCCCCACCCGGCACATCCGGCACTCCTGACGTTCCAGCAACCACCGAGTCACGCACACATTCTTCAATCAATTTCTCGAACTCCTGATATTGCGTCATAACCGCACGGTCTTGTTCAACAAGTGTGTTCAGATCATCTGGGTCGAAGCACACTTCGACATACTCTACCACTTCTGCCAGTTTTGTATGCTCAATAAGAGGAATGAACTCTTGAACACGTTCGGGGGTGCTCTCATCATCTTCCTTGAAATACACGGTAATCGACGGGTTCTTCGGGTTTTCAGAAAGCGACAGGATTTCCTCAATACGCGGCACACCACGGGTCGCATTCGACTTGGACGCAACACCAGCAGAATGAAACGTATTCAGAGTAAGCTGTGTAGTAGGTTCGCCAATACTCTGCGCCGACACCATTCCTACCATCTCGCCCGGGGCAACAATCGACCGTTTATATTGAAGGTTGATTACGCTAATCAGGATGGAAAGCGCGCTTCGGTTGAACCGTTTCACAAGAAGGAGTTCTTTCGGCGACAGATAATAATAATACATTACCTTGAACAGGAGCGTCGGTGGCGAATAATACAATGTCTCTAATTGACGAAATCCAGCCGATATCATATCCATCGCTTCCATCGGAGTAATATCCACCATCGAATTCTGATTGATTTGTTGCTGTGCTTGGACATTATTAATGATATGCGTAAATGAAACAGGCATCTGGACATTTTTGTTATCTAGACGGTTGAATACACGCTCGATAATAAGGTCACGCATTTCAATCATGTAATCGATGAGGTCGCGGATCTTCTTCGTAGTCGCGGCCTTCTCCTTCTTCATCTTCGCGTAGGCAGTCTTCGTGAATGCTGTAACCGCGCTTTCTTGCGTGTCGCTGGAATTGTCGAGTGGCATATGGAAGTGGGCGTAGATTTCGTCCAAGCTCATCGCGACGAGGGGCAGCGACTGATTCTCAACCTTGATTGTATCGATACCGTCATCACCATATGCGAATTGGATGATGCGCTGCTTGCCGTTGCGGACGGTCATATCGTATTCCACTTTGAGATCCTCCATGCCCTTGATGAGACGGCGTTGAATATATCCGGTTTGGCTCGTCTTAACAGCCGTATCAATCAGACCAATACGACCACCCATCGCGTGGAAGAACAGTTCCTCCGGCGACAATCCCGAAATAAACGAACTCTCGATGAATCCACGTGCCAGAGGCCCATCGTCAAACTTGTTGAAGTGCGGCAACGTCCTGCTGTCAAAACCGTAGGAGATTCGCTTGCCTTCAATCGCCTGTTGGCCAAGACACGAAATCATCTGCGAGATATTCAAGTCAGTTCCCTTCGAACCAGAAAGCACGAGACCAATGAATCGATTCGACGAGTTCAAACTCTTTGTTCCGATTCCACCCGCCTCACTCGTCGCAGTATTCAGAATATTCGAAACTTTCGCCTCAAACTCCGCCTCATTTGACTTCCCCGTCTTGTTCTCGAAAATCCCCAGATGGACTTGGTCGATTAGGTTCTTCACCTCGATCTTCTTCTTCGTGATGACATCTATGATTTGTGTATTCGTCGTCTTATTCGCGATCAAGTCGCTGATTCCAACACTATACGCGTGGGATTTCATGTATTCGGTTATAATATTCTGGAGCCCGTCGATGAAGTCGGACGCCGCGATATTTCCGAAATCGTTACAGACGCGCTGGATAAGGCCAACGCCGCCACCACCAAGAACGCTCTTGTCGATTTGACCGCGCATCATTCGCCCGTTCCTGATTTCAACGACATTATTGGACGTAGCATAGTCCTCGTTAGGGTTCTTCTCGCCGAACGCCTTCTTCTTGTATTTCAGCGTCAAGGGCGGCAGGATCTGCGAAATCACGTCGAAATTGCTGACATCTTCGCCGCTCTTGAATAGTGTCTCATTCACACGAGGGTAGGCCGCAAGAAGGTTCATCGCCTCCCTCGGCGTAAATTTGATATTTTCGC